TTTTTCATACCTCTAGCTTTTTTAATTGCTCTGCGTTTTGCACCCATGTATTCGTCACTAGATGATTCTACCTTACCATCTTTATCGTAATCTTTTTTAGCTCGTTTTGCTGCCATATTATTATTTATATAGATTGTATAAATTTTAGGATTTGTTCTCTCAAGAAAATCTCCACATTTCTTTTTGGGAGTTTGGAAATTGATCTTTCAAAATGTTCATAAACCTCTTCGTATTTACCATTAGTAGCAACAACCCACTGTTTGGATTCAAGTATACCATTAACAAATGCCTTAGGAAAAGATGGGTCTGCTACACAATCAACAGCAACCAGCTTAAGGTTTCTTACAATATTATGCGATGATCCCTCCTCTAGAGTACCTAGAGCTCTTGACGACATGCCTACCTTAACACCATCATTAACAAGTGATCTTACGATTAACCCGCAAGGTGTAGAGAGTACTTTAGACTTACCGTAAAAGATATTATTATCTTCATACAACTCAGTAACTATATGACAAGCGCGCTCGAGGTCGACATCAGCTGTAGTAGGGTGATTAAGCTCACCCATTGCTCTACCCGGTATAATCATCTCTTCATTATACCGACTCACTTCCTTTCGTAGTTCATCAATAGGATATAATCGCTTATTCTTATTAACATCTTCTGCCATCATGTATGGACCCTTTATAAATAAAGTTGAAGGTGCATTTCTATTTGACTCCTCTACAACATATTCAAACTGATCTCCTAATGCCGGTCTCTCTACTAATAGGTTAAGCTTTAATGCCATATATGTATTTATATCTATTGCTATTAAAACCTTAGTTATTGAGCTCCTTTTCTGTTATAATTTTAAAGATACAGTTATTTTTTAAAGCATAAGCGGCAGCCGCTGCCCACTTTGCTTGATTTACCACGTACATTGATTGCTCATATATAAGGTGTTCCTTCTTTTTATATTTCGTAGCAGGTATCTTTAATTGACTCGACGGCTTAATTTCAATTAAATATCTAGTTATATTTAACCCTTCTTTTATTACAACATAATTATCAACAAAGTATCTATGAACCTTTCCGTCTAAAGGACTTATATATGGTACAATAATATTTTCTGACCCCCAGCGTATAACGTTTATGTTGCTATCGCAAAATCTCATAAATTTTAACTCTAAACCAGATCTATATATAGCTTTTGTACCTATAAATTTCTCTACATTTATAGGCCTGAATATGCCTTGTCTATACTTTGAGTTCATAGAGATCCTACCCTACAAAAAACATGGCAGGGTAAGCATCTCCGTACCCCGCAGATGCCCCATTTATTAATAGATCCTCTAATTCTTTCTTTTTAGCAGTACCTTCAGATAATATATCTGCATTTAGAGTACCACCTCCAAGTAAAGATACTCCACCGAATTTGCCTCGTACTCTACCAATAACAATCATTGTTAGAGCTAATGCATATTCATATACCCATTGCTCCTTTATTAAGTCGCGCAAAGGTCGTTCTAAATAACAAGATATTACACCATAAAACTTACTTGTACCTGGCTGTGGATACATTTGTAAATATTGTGTCCTTGGGTCAAATTTCAGATCCCGCCTTGTAGCAAGTACCTTTTCCCTCATATCCATCCACTCTTTCATCGAATACCACGATATTAGATCAAATCCATAGTTACCCATTGCATAGCTAAAGTATGTCTGCTGCGCAAGAGTTTGTTCAAGAGTAAATAGAGAGTTAATACCTTGATTTGAACCTTCCTCAAACTCAACTACTTCAACTACCTTTCTATAATCCATTATATCATAATCAAAAACATTTGAGTATTGATTTGCAGTTGATTTTGTGGATTGTAAGGCAACAGACTTCGAAACTGACTGTCTGAACAAACTAGATAGGCTGCTATTATGTGTTGTAATTGCAGTATATAGCGCAGAATCAATTATCTCAAACTCTTGTATACCTTCGCTAAAGGTAGAAGATAAGCTTGCAGAGTTTACGAACCCGCTTGATGGTATTGTGGAAGTAGAAATATATACTGTACTAGGCGTATCCACTGTAAAGTCGGAGCCTGACCATACCGGTGCATTAGCTATCTTTTGTGCATCTGTTAGGCCTGCTTTTGTAAGAGTAAATAAATGATCTAGTCTAATTCCTTTATTATGCTCATATAGCTGTGAGCTAAATATTAAATATTCTGTAGTAAATCCTGCGAATTTAGAAAAATACTCACACGCTATTTGAATATTTTGAAAGAGTTGATCTTGATGTATCTCAAGAGTTATTAGCGGGTATCCAAGAGATCTTTTTATTCTATCACCTAAATTTGTAAATGTTTCAATCTTATTGCTAAGATTTGTAGATTGAAATGCTGAGACAGGTAAAACTTCACAAGCTAAAGACATATAACTATTTATACATTATGTAGCTGTATTAGGTGGTCCTTCAGTATTAATCGGTTCAGGCGTACCGCTAGCAGGTTCTGATGAAGGAGTAATACCTGCATCTGCAGGACCTCCACCGAACGCAGGTGGTATACCTGCAGCTTGACCACCGGGTAATTCAGGTGATACTTCCCCACCACCTACATCAGCTGCAATTAGTTGATCTCTCCATGCCGGGCCGAGTGTTGTAATCTGTCCAAGCTCCCATGTTAGCTCTGCATCCTTACGTAGAAATTCTCTATTTGCAAGTACATCCTTATCTTTCCAACCCAAATACTTTTTCTGCGCAAAAGTTTTTGACACAAACTCGTTCGTTGCTATATTTGTAAAGTTAGCGGATTTTTGCTCAAGTCGCTGACCTTCCCGCATCTCGTAAAAGTTTGTAGGTACATTAAACTTAACCTCTATATTATTATCAGTAAATTCAAGCTTATCCCAAAATCCTTTGAGTTGTAGGTGTGTTATAAATCCACGTTTAATACCCGCTGCAAATCGTTGTTGCTGTCTTATAATGAACCTAGCCATCTTAAGCTCTTCTCTTAACATTTCGGATCCATCTTTAAAGGTATCGGCTGAGTCGAGTCTTGAGGTTGACACTTTTAATGATCTATATAACTTCTTAATGAAATACATTAGATCGGTTAGCTCGCCTAAATTTGCACCACCTGGTAGTTGAGTTACAGATGAGCCGTCTGAACCTTGTCTTTTTGGAAACCAGAAGGCATCTAGCATAGATTGTGGATTGAATTTTTTAACTACATCAGTTTGATCAATATCAAATGTCTTACTCGACCAGTAGTTAGCAATTAGCTTCTTAATATAGGCCTCTTGTTTTGGTGCAGGCATATTACCTACATCAACGTTGAATACAAGTCTTTCTGGAGCTCGTACGAGTCTATAAATGACAATAGCATCTTCAATTAAAGATAGCTGACGATAGGCTCTTCTCGCGTTTTCGAGAAATGGTAATATGATTGTTTTAGATTCATTCATTACTCCTGAATTAACGTATATAACTTGATTTTGATCAAGTGGTATATGCTCTACTTTATCTTGCTTTTCAGGATGCTTAATATCAAAGACAGGCTTTCTATAGATAAACCCCTTAACCATCATATTCTGTATATTGTTATATACAGGGTCTATTAACTCTACGGGTAAATTTATTGCACCTAAGACACCTTCACTAATGTAGTCTTTATGTATAATAAGCTCAAAAAATACCTCTCCCTCAACGAGTAGCTGCCTGAAATATTGCCAGCCTTTTGTTTTAAGGTCAAAATAAGTAATAAATTTAGAAAACTCTTCTTCAACCTGCTCTTTATCTGATGCGCTTAGATCTACATTGCGAAACTTAATAGTAACTTCTTCCCCGTTTTCATCTGTATTAATAGCTTCATCGCAAAGCTCATCTAGTGCATCTGCTACTTCTGAATATGCCGCTATTACTCTATAATCTCTTATTCTACCACCTTTGTTTTCTTGGATGTTGGCATACATTACATCACCAAATGATGTATCTTTACCCATTGAGCCTAGAGGTAAATTATTAAAATCGTTTGAGAGAGCGACAGAATTTTTAGCTAGTGCCTCTGTTCTTCTTAATCCTGCATCAGCAAAGGTTCCATATTTAGGATTAAGGTTATTATTCTTAGTATCAATTATATTGGCATATGGAAGCTTATTCTGAATAAAGGCAGCTAAGCTTCGCCCAAAAGTAGATGCTCTACCATCGTCTCCTGTATAATTTTTATTTTGATTTGAACTAGTATCAGGCATCTAACATCTATTTATTCACGGGTTAATAAATTTAAAGCTATTTGTTGTATAAGATGTGGTCCAGCCTGCTTCATTACTGACTATAAAATTAAATGAGCCTGAACCTGTGAGTGTGGGTAAGCTTACTGATATTATATTATCAGATAGAATGGTATAGTTATTGGAACTAACGGCATATCCTGACACTGCCCCGGTATATGTAGAGGATAGTTTGACTACATTATTTGTAATATTACTACTTGAGCTTAACAATATATTTAGAGTTTCTTTAAAGTTATGCCCATGTATTACAAAATTATTGGTATTAGATAGCTGTTTATTTAATGTAAAGTTAGATATAATATGTTGAAGCTTTCCGCCTGTATTATAGAATATGTTTTCTATTTTAGGAATTGCGGATAAGCTTATAGTTACTGTACTACTGTATGAGGTAAGATTATTATATATGCTATCTATATCTTCTAATAATGGTATATTTCGTCTATCAGTATTAACAAGATTTGCATCAATAAAATAAATGCGCTTAGAGATGTCATTTACATTCTTAAAGAGCCAGCCTTTAATTGTAAATGAGGTATCAGCTATAATTCTAAACTTATCTGTATAAGTTACATCAGTTGGTTCAGTTAGACTTATATTTCCTCCCCATAAAACCTCAGATCGTATTTCATTTACCTGTGTATCTATATTGGTCGGCTCATTCCATGCTAGTATAATATATGGATTACTATAAGGCACAAAGTTTGATAGAATTTGATCCATATCTTGCATATATCTTGCAAGAATAGACATACTAACCTCTATATTAATAGGTGTAGGTGTTTTAATGTCAGTATTTTTCTCACCACCTGAGTTATATATACTATCATGTTTGTTAAATATTCGCGTATTATCTCTCGAAATACTTGTAACGTTAATAGCAACTACTGGTAGTGTTAAGTTCTGCGCTTTATTTACTATGTCATACATTACGCGCTGCTTAGGAGCAAGAACATATCTAACACCTATACTCTCGAGTGCTTTTTTATCTTTATCATATCGTTTGATGACGATATCATCAAATGCACAAATAAATTGGGTTAGTAGAGTATGAATCTCCCATTGGTAGGTATATTGCTTCATATATTAATTACTTTATATATTTAAGCATAAATATAAGACTACAGAAAATATTCAACTTATACAAACCTATCTAGAAAATACTTAGGAATTTTATTTTTATTCTTAACTATACACTCTACGATAGCAGCATCAAGAATATAGGTTACACAATGATCCTTACCTGATCTAATGCCGCGACCGCATGATTGAATAAAAGAACTAAGCATTTTATTCATATACCAGCTACTATCAAGCTTCATCATTCGGCTTACCCTTTTATCATTAGTAGGTAGATAAGGCGCTTTAATAATAATTTGAAATCTCGCGAGATCATCTTTTAAATCTACACCATGCGACATAGAGGGTGAAGCCATAACTGTCGGCTTATTACTACTATAATGCTTTTCGAGAAGTTCTTCATTACGTATGCCAGGCTCTCTAAACAGCATACGATCATCAGTAATATTATCCTGTAAATACTTGGTGATGGTGTTAGTTTGTGTATGAATAAGGCCTTTTTCATGTTCATGGTGGTTACATATTTTTTTAATTTGACTAACAATTATAGGTAAGTTAGTATTTAAGTTACTATAGTTAAGCTTTACTTTAGTATTCACATATATAGGTGCTTTTTTAGGATCAAACGTAGAATCAGCCTCTATGTACTTATAACTATCGATACCTAATGTCTTGCAAAAATTATAAGGGTCTATTATTGTAGCTGACATTAGTATTACTCTGTCAGCACATTTAAAGAGATGGCTAGCGAGCTGATCAACTTTAAGAGGAGTTAAATTAATGCCTTTTGGGGTACGCTCAAAGAGATACTCACTATCATGCCAGGTATCGATAATCATTCTTAACTTACTATGTAAATTGAGTAAGAGACTTAATTCATTCTTCTTCTCGCCTTGCACGACTGGCGTAAGTTTTGAGAGCCTCTTTGTAAGTATATCGCGGATTTCCTCTATTTGCTCAGCCACATCTTGACATAGCATATTAATCCAGCGACCTACATGACCATAATTATCATCACTTGGAAAAGGTCTAACTATAACTGATGCTTTTTTAAGTATCTCAAAGTTAATGTTACACGAGAACTCTTTTACGAGTTGATCTTCAAGTTCAGAAGCTTCATCACATATAAGATATTGCTTCCGCTTAACATGATCAGGTAGAGCAAAAAACATATTATAGTTTAATGTTGCAAATGTAGATAGTATAGCTTTATTCTTTGCAGCGTAATAAGTGCAGCTGTTCTGCTTACAGCAACTTTCTTTCAAAGACTTAATATGAACACACGGTGCATTCTCTACAGTAAAGTTTGTATCGTAGGTACATTGATAGTTTGATTTACCTTTTAAAACATCAACATCATCAAACAGCTCTTTATATTGATCTTGCAATGCTTTAGTTATCGTTAGTGCGAATGCTCCAAACGGTTCCTGCATATTTGCATCTTCTTCATCTTGATAACCGCCGAGATTGTTTTGCTTAAAGATTCGGTAAGAGTTTACTAAGTCCTTAAACATATCTGTAGGCGGATTAGACGTATTGCCTAGAGTTTTCGAAATAAACGATTTACCCGAACCAGTTGGCGCACTACATACAACAAACTTAAATCCTTCGTCAAATGCTGTCTCAATGCTTGTTATAAGATCTACTTGCGATTTATTCGGTTTAAAGTTGCTAGGAAAGCTATCAAGAAGTCTCATATTAACTAATTATATATTAGTTTCTTAATTAATCGACGTTATAGTAACAGTATTATTATACGTTTTATATGCAGTTGAAGTACTGCATTTTTTAAGCATCATCATAACTGGTAGAATATTGCTACACATCGCACTTAACCTATAATCTAACATGCAGCTATTTGCCGCTTTGTTGTACTCCATACTATATGGATATGGAAGCTCGAGAATCTTAATATCTTTATTTTCTAACTCTATATGTATTTTAATAAAGTATTGCTTTGTATTAAAAAGTGTTATTTTACCACGACGTAGAGTTTTATGTTCACATTTAATTACAACGGTTGATTGTAAGAAATGCTGCAGGATGCTGGTGTAGTAATCAAAACTCATGAGTTCATAAATTGTATCTTTCCCTCTGTGGACATAGGATATATTTCATCGTTAAATATTTTCCAGAAGGTATCGTCTGCAGGCATTTCTCTCAACACTTCTACATTATCTAATGATATTGTCCGATAGTCCTGCATTAATATATCAAACACGACACATACATTAGCTCTAGCTTCGTTTATATGAGCAGCTGTTTTAGGAGGTACGTAATTTAAGATAACTCTACCGTTTGTTGTTTTAAGTAGGTCGTATGACTTAGTGCATATCATCCTTCGCGATGGTGATTTATCCTTTGTTTGTATACGTCTAGTAAACCGTATATCGAGGACGTTATCTAAAAGAAGTTGCTCAAGCGTTGATTGTGATACTTTCATTTTCTTTTGGTTTACAAATTCCAAATACTCTATCTTCATTCAAAAATACACCATTTTTAATAATGCCATGATCTTTAATAGCCATGTTAGCTATTGTCACACCGAGGTTATTAGGAAACACAACGATATCACCTACTTTAGTATATTGTGCATGTGGACCTACTAAAATTACTTTAGCCTTTCTCCAGGCCTTTGTCTGTGCGTTTGTAGGAATATATATTCCGTTACGCATAAGACCATCTTTGTCATCCGATAGATCAATATATTCTACAAGTAGAATATCTGCAAAAATAAAACTTAACTCTAAGTCTTCTAATCCAAAATCTCCATCGGAATGAGATGAAAGGTCTATTAGACTTTTCATCGGTGCAAGTGTATCGATACTTCTTGATGCCATATTATTTAGTTATGCTTTGTATTGTGTAAGTCAAGGTATAGTTTTACCTCGCGTTGTGATATCATTTGGTTGCGAGCAATAATAGGAATATTTGTATCTTCCTTTTCCTCCGTTTCTTTCTTCTTTTTTACGTAAGATATTTTCTTAAATTTTTGTATTGGTATTAGATTATAATACAGCTTATACATCTCACTCTTATCATCTAGTAGACCGGTAAAACGATTTAGTGTCTCGTTTACAAACACTGCTTGACTAGCGTCATAAAACGAAAGCCATCTATTTACCATATAGGGAGTAAATTGCTGAAGACCTTCACTGTCGAGATCTTCGGCAATAGTCTTTCTACTAAAAATTAACTTTCTTAGTAAATCGAAGAAATTCATACAATGATCTTACTAGTTGCAATTTGGATATCTTTAATTTCACTATTAAAGTAATTAACCACATGCTCGATAAAGGCTTGAATCTCATCTTCGTTAAGGTTTGAGCTATATGCAAAGCCTGGTGCTTTACTACCGGCCTTAATATTAATACCCGTATGACCAATAGCTACATTGTCTTTCGAGTAGGTAATTGATACACTTACCTTACCTACCCTACGCTCAGTCTTATCAGAGCCAAGAAATGTATCATGCACCATAAGATCGTCACCTTTCATCTGAATAGGCTTTTGAATAATACGGGATAGAATATTAGCAATAGCAGTATTGAGCAAGCGTTGAAACGCTACAGCACCAATAGGACACAAATTAGGAATCTCCCAGCAGAAATTAACAGCATCGTCACTAAAGATATAGTCTTTAGTTAGTGAATCTTCAAGATCGATCAAATTATCACTAACAAACATAGGCGCACGAAATGCAACAATGTTACCGTATGGAGATACTTCTTTATTAAAGAAGCGATAAGCAAATCGAGAGTGAATCAAGTCACCGTTATAGATAGGATGTTCAATAATCATATTGATATTATATGTTATTGATTAGAATTATCAAGAGTACTCTCAAAGTATTCTTTCCAGTAGTTATATGTTCGATAATCATCTGGTGTACCCCAACAAATATAGTTAGATACCTCAAAAACTTTTACATTAAGACCTACTTTAATACATTGATTAATTACATCATCAACGTAATACTCACCGTTGGTTGTGATATCTTCATTGTAGTTTTTAAGCAGTCCATGAGAAAAGTATTTTGCTTTCCTAAAAAACATAGTACCGATGATAGCATGCGTTGTAAGAGGGTCTTTACCTACAAACTTCTTACATGATACATTCGTTATATTATTAAATTCATCAACTTGCAACCACGAATACATATTCGGATTAACTTTACTTGTCTGATTATTTCTAAATGACCATACAATTACATAACTGTTTTATCATCTACTAGTTGCTGATATGCTGCTTCATCATACGTTACACCATTATCGCACGCTGAGATTTGAATCGGTGTATTACTATCTATATTAGCTTCACCGATACCTATTTCACACGTACACGCTTGACCTGAAGTTGTCTCGCTAATTTCAATAATAGATGTATTTGTAAAATTGTTATGTAATTCTTCTCTCAAATTATACTCGTTAAGGTGATCTTTTAGACAAATAAATACAGATGAAGAACATTTTGGTAGGCAGTTAACAGCCTGTACAACCATAGGTGAACCATCAACATCTAGTAATGGTTTTGGTTTTTCGTAATTTTGTTCTGAAAATCGACTACCTCGACCTGCCATAGGCAAAACTAATACAGTCTCAGTAGGGTTTATAGCCTTTTTCTGTTTAATATCTCTTTCTTTAAAATATTTGAGCCATGATTGAAATACTTCTAAATCATACGGCGTACCCCATTGTAGCATTTTTTCAATTTCAAAAATACCTACCTTAAGATTATCTCGTACAAGCAAATTATAAACTAAACTTACATAGTATTCACCGTTTAAGCTTAGCCCTGTATCCATTGCTTCTTTAAAATATTTTTTAAGTATATTTCCACTCTTAAAGTAATAGGTACCATTAGATGAATACTCATTCATTTTATTTGTAGTAAATGTCTCTTTTTCTTTAATCTGAATTAGTAATTTGTTCTCTTCTTTACAGAAAGCATAATTATCGCTTCCGAGCATATGTGGATGAAATCCTGTATAGCACGGTATCATACCATCATGGTTTTTTACTGTAGATAAAAATTTCTCAAAATCCCAAACAGTGCCATAATCACAATAGCTTACAATAATCTCAGCTGTATCATCAATATACTCTCTTGCTTGATACACAGCGTCGACAGGTCCTTTTCGATTATCAGTAGATACGGTTACAATTATACAGTCAGGTACAATATTACGCAATTTAAATTCAATATCATTATTTTTAATATGCTCTTCATTACATATAAATAAAATACTATTAACATTAGGAAATAAATTTACTACATAGTCAATAATTGGTTTATCATTAATTTGTATGAGCGGCTTTGGATCGGCGTAACCTGCTTCAATAAAACGCTTACCTATACCTGACATAGGTATTACTAGTTGAATATTTCTTAGCATCTTTTACAATAATAATCTAAATTAGGGTATAAATCAACTAAAAGTAGTATAAGTAAATACATGAGTCTAGATTTATCTGTCATACATAATCAACGTCGTGATGTTGTTCAAAGCAATGTTAATTTTTTAAAAAATAAATTATACTTAGAATTTGGTACATGTCATGGAGCATCTATGCTTGAATATTATGAGCTATATAAAGAATTTGATATACAATCTTCTTTTTATGGATTCGATTCATTTCAAGGATTACCATCCGAGCCGACTGATACTCTAAGTCATAAAGTGTGGGGACCAGGAGATTTTAGTACAAATGGTACTATTAACCCCGAGCTTCTTAACAAGCCTGAAATAAGAATTGTGGATGGTTGGTTCTGTGATACGCTAACAGATAATATTGCAGAAGAGTTTGGTGATAAAAAAGTTGGTCTATTGCATATTGACTGTGATATATATACTTCTACTATTGAAGCTCTTGAATTTATTGTTAAGCGTAAATTACTCGTCAACGGTACTATAGTAGTGTATGATGACTGGGGCGGCTGGCGACAAGCAGGTTTATCAAAAGATCAACAGTATGATATGGGTGAAGGTCGTGCACATCGTGAGATTTGTGAGAAATATAATTTAAACTTTGAATTAATTAATAAAGTTGTACCTTCACCAGAGTTTTACGAAATTGCGACATTTATATATAAGGATTAATTTATTATTAATAAGTAGCGTTCGTCAATTCAGCATCTACTATCTGATATGTAAATTTAGCATTCTTAAATTGATTAATAATTTTTCCATTATTAACAAGATGATTATATTCACCGGTAAACTCTGAACCTACAATAAAAACAATTACTTCTTTACACTTATCTGATATGTAAATGAAATTCTTCATGAATGTAGTTCCCCACGAACATATCAATTTCTCACAACTACTAATCATTTTGATTAGTTGAATCTCATTAAGCTCGACAGGTTCAATTAATTTTAAATTATGATTATTACAGAAGTTGCGTGCTGTATCAATACTAATCGCTCCCATAGAAGAAGATATAGAAGATCCGTGATGTTTTAAAATAGCTATATCTCTTACATCATCGCTAATATTATATTCATTTGAAAGGGTATAATCAAATACGTACTGCTGTAAGATTTTTGATATACTATCACGTATCGTTATACTCTCAAAATAACTATGTAGAGTATTAGGTATTATAGTAATACTACGAAATTTGTAAATTACATCATGCTCAAGAAATATAATTTTTGTCTTTATGACGTCAATTTGTTGAAAGTATTTGATAATATCGTGTATACCTTTTTGAGCCCCTTGATACAATGCAATTGTTTTACCTTCATACGCATTAAGGTGATTAATATAATCTGTTAGTATACTAAGTACACCTGCGTAGCCATGAATAGATGCTGGAAAAGCGGTTATAAACGGTATAATATCTTCATCAATAAATTCTACATGTTGATTATTTTGTTTAATATGATTTAAAATCGGTCCCGCATCACGGTAATTACCATCACCTATTAAGTATGACCAATCATTAGAATGTTGTATTACATCATAGCTTTCTGTAACACCTAAACACCCGTAACCCTCACTTACACAACGCCAATTAATAAAAAAGAAAGCGTTACTATGTGGTGGCAACTCAATATAATCTATTGTGTTATTACTCATGCTTTAACATAGTCAGTACAGACACCGTAAACGTAGTTAATATACTTAAATTCACGCATGTCAGACTCTGTGAGTAGTGGAATTATGCAATTAGTATTAAGCGTCGCTGTTAAATCGTGGACCCATAAATGCCCAGAACTAGTGATAATATAGGAATCAGCAGTATGACAAAAATACTTTGTGTTATTAAGTTTTTTTAACTCGTGAGCTGCTTCAATATTTTTGCAATGAAACCATAACTTTTCTTTACGTAAGTTAATCCATGTATAAGATACTTCGTAATCTGGTGTATCATGACCGAGCCAGAACCTATTATCTAAAAATCTAACATCTACTTCAACGTCATATCCAAGCTGTAAAGCGCAGTCTATATATGAAGGGCGATTCTCCTTCGATGAAACGGGCCCTATTATATTTCCTCTATGTGATATAATATTCATACTTCTTCTATTCTTAGTGTTTTGTCATCTATAAAGCGATCGTAATATGGCTTATCTACTCTCAATTCATTGTATTTTGCACCCCATTCCTCTAGCTGTGTTTTTGTTAATTCGTACCAGTCTATTTGTTTGCGACTACCTCTTGATGTCCAGTAAACAATAGTATTACCTCTATCGTATAGCTTATTAATTTTTTCAATATTTTCCTTTATTGGAATTGCTTCAGTATATTTTCTGCTAGGCGGGCTTGTGCAGATTGTTTCGTCTATATCAACATAGATAATTTTCATGGTCTCTATTATTTTAAATTCACTATTGGTAATGGCAAGTTTAAGATAATAAACGAAATATAATCATAATAAGAATTAGTTAAGGGTATATTTTTGTTAAAAATAAAATCTACCGATTGATATTCCTTGAATGTAAATTTATAAAACTTACCTACTGCTTCTAATTCATATTCTAATCTTACTTTATTAAACGCTTCTAATATATTATCTATATTATATTTTCTGTCAACTAAAAGTTCTAAACTAACAGGTTCCTCTTTACTTAAATCATCAACTAAAATAGTATCATAAGAGAAAAATCTGATTATAACATCAGCATATTTTTTTTGTGGTAGTATATGAGTATAATAATCTTCCTCGCGTTTAGCAATTGAACTTAAAACTTGCTGAGCGGTATACCCTCTTGTACTTACATCTCTCTTAACTTTCCATTTAGTTTTAAGGGTACGTTCAGTATCCATAAAAATTTTTAAATCATATAACGCACCTTGATTATTATACAAACTGTGCAAGCCACAGACGATTAAATTGTCTGATGAACTAATAGGTTGTGAAGAAGTAAACTTACCAGTATTATGGTCGTAATCTACTTGGTATATAGTATTACCCATTTTTAAGTTAAACACATCACTCTGCATTTTAGTTATGTGATTTGCAGTAGGGTTTAAATGTGTTACGGTCTTCCAGCTATCATCTGATCTTTCCCATTTATGATATCTGTCGCCTTCAAGTATAACAGAATTACAGAATAGATTTTTTAGTATATCACTTAAGACGCTTTTACCAGCGCCTGAGTCACCACAAATAGCTATAGTATTACACTTTGATAAAATGAAAGAATATTCTATATCCTTAAGATTATAATGTATACCTTTATTGTTTAGATATCGATATAAGAGTGTCTCTGAAATATTTCCATGAGCAGATATTAAATGTTTAATATTTTCAAATATATTAAAGTACTGATCCATGGCTCCTGAAGGACCGTAGGCAAACGCATCGCATAAGTATGGGTCCTTAGGGGTTAGCAGCTTACTACTATCTATTTTACTATCACACGGAATGGTAATTATTTTATTACAGTCATCAAGGAAATCGAGATTATTAAAAGAAACATCTGGTCTATACCTAATTACGAGATCATAATCTTTACCGGTTGTTTTCTCGTTTATAAACTTAAGCGTATTTAATTTGTATAACTTAGCCCAATGATTAATTGTATTATTCGCTATCTTATCATTTGTATATAGAAAATTTGATTCTATTATAACTGATACCGGTGATAGTATATCACTTATTTGCTTAATATCTTTCTCCTCTTCAATTAGATTAAAATATTTATCCTGACTATTTTCGTCTTTAGTTAGATGCAAGTAAACATCTACCTTACTATATTTTTTAAGTAAACTCTCCTTTATATACTCTACATTGATAGTATAACTTCTAAGATAACCTGCAATTAAAAGTGCGACTTTCATTGTATTAATTTATCAAAACACTTTAAATTTAAATCCTGCATACCTTTGATAATCTCTTTAAGTTTCGTGTCTGAGAAGATTTTATCGAAATAGTACTCGTAGTTATCTGAAACATCTTTAACAGTTTGTGCGATATTATCGTAACTAGACCATACAATGTATTCACTGTAAGGTATTTTTTCCTTTAAAGGTACTTCTTCACTAACTACAATAACACCGCTAAGCAGTGCTGGTAGTACTCTTAATTCCTCAAAAGTGTGATGATGATCGGTTTGATGAACATTTACTAATACTTTTGCATTTTTGTATACATCATAAAGACAGTTATTTGTATAACAATTACTTATTGATGTGTATTCCACCCTAAGCTGTTTTAGGTGATTTAATATCTCCGATCTTCTTTGGTTTGAATTATCAGTAAACATCGTAATAATGTTTTTTCTACCCTGAGCTATAAAACTAGGCGCAAAGAGTAATGGTGATATGTATATGTTTTTGTCTAGATATTCTCTAAACATATCATTTGTTGACAGATTATACAAATTAGGTAAACTATACTCAATAATATAATCAAGACTGTTATAGTAATTAAAATTATCTACACGTATTAGATATGTTCCATTATCGCATGGTACATTTCCATATATTAATTGTTGTACAGACCGACCACCTGTTTTGACCAGAGTATGCTCACACTGTATGTCAATTTTTATTGTTTTATTTGTATTGTTGAAATTATGATTATAATTACCTATTATAATATTAATAGAAATATTATTTGTAGCTAGCCACGCTTTAAGTAAATTAACACTATAATTATAATATTCTTGTATTAAAGTATTATAATTGTAATCGTGTAATATAAAGGATTTATTAACTTGCTCAACTACCATTGATCAGGTGTATTTTCAGTTCTTTGATGAGCTCTTTTTACAAAATAAGTAGGTGTTGTAGCATTTACAATATCTACAGTATGGCAATTATAATGCTGATCAAGGTTGCTTATATTACCATCAATATCTGTATTAGTATAATCGTTTAATTCCCATAATATTCTTGCTAAATATCTTTCTGATACTTCACGCTCCACGCTCCGCTGTATGGTTAGCTGTTCAAAGTAACCCATTAACTGATGAACTTTAGTAGTAGCTATGATAAAGCTATTGCACCAGCAAAAGGTAATTTTATCTAGATTATTATCTAGACCTAATTGAGCTAAAATTGCATTTGAGGCGTGTTGAAATAGACCATCTTGATGAAAAGAATTAATAGTACACGCTGTCGTATTTTGAGTGTTAAGGATGTTGAAATCATACTTATTTTTAAGTACAAAAGTATCTTGCGTACATGCAATATATTTGTAGTCATCTAAAATATTATTATCTATCAAATATCTCATACCTACACGATATGCACCTATTTCAAATTTACAGTCAATATTATTAGTTAGCAATACAAGTCGGTCACTCTGTTCGAGCGTTTGAAAGATTTCATCAACGTGATTAGAGTTATTATCAACAACTATAGTTAATGCATGAGGATAATATTTTTTAATATTATCGGTGTAATATTTTAAATACGTCGCATGTCCTCTAATATATTTGTGAGCTATAATAAAGACTATCTTATCATTTACATCTATATTTTCCATTTATCTGATTTTGCTATGTTATATTTTTTTACTATATAATCGTACTTGTCTGAGACATCTTTATACGACTGACCATATTCAGTAGTTAATTTGTCATTTGGAATTATCAACTTACCACCGTGTGTTATATGAAGGTATACGTATTCACTAACGCATTGAAAGTAACCGCATTCTTTAACATTACCCGAGAATAGTTTGTATACATTATATTGTTTACAAAAATGCTGAACATCAATTCCCTCTATAGATCTGTATGTCTTATCCTTAAATGTACTTAGTATTTGTATTAGAGTCTCCCTCTTCCAAATAGATGGATTTACGTTGTATATATAGTTATCAGGATCTATCTGCTTAACAAGATACAATCTACCATTATAAAGTTTATCTGTAGCTGCGTTACACCATGTTATAGAGTTGTCGGATGATACATCTGCTAAAATACTATTTTTATTAATGGGAACATATTTTAAGTCAATACGATCCCAATTATGTTGCTGAGCTAATTTGCTTATTTTCAATATACAATCTTCATGCATATGAACAACAATATCTATATCGTGTGTTAAGAGTATATAGTTATCGTCAATTTTCAATAGACAGCTCAATAGCCTCGATGCGTATGTGTCATTATCACTATATAATATAACCCTATCATAATGTTTAGTAATATAATTTATATCACGAGTTGATTCGTTAATAAACAATGTATGTTTACCACCATTACAGATATGATCTGTCTGTATTTCGAGAATATCTAGGTAGTCTGTATGACTATAGACTGTAAAATTTAACATATCTTTATCTCCTTAAACTTATTCATATTAATACACCACGGTGAGTTTAATCCTTCATCTATTTTTTTAACATCTTGTTTGCGTACTGTAATTGTATCATACTGGATACTTTTATTCCACCCTGCAACAGCAGATTTTGTATATGATATTGTAACAGTATTACTATCAATAGCAACAATCTCACCGACAATATCTTCTACTGATACTCTCATAAATAATTTAAATTCATCATTACTTTCATGGTAAGTATTATTAAACGGTATGTAGTTAACTAGCTTAAAAGAATACTCAAACCGTTTGTTAATATCGAGAAACCCTGGTGAATTTAGAGATATAAGATTACATTTATTATTGGAATATAATACATTACATAATCCTCCGCCTATAGCGCCAACAACGTAACGTGCGTTAGCGAATAAAAATATTTTTTCTATAGTAGTAAGAGTTTCGGTAAATACTTCTTGATACTTATTCTTTTGTAGATAGTTTATTAATTCATCTTCGTTTACTAACCGCCGTCTCGTTGTGTAATCCGTTCCTATATTGGATAAATTACCATGTAACCAGCTCCTTCTCGATACATATATATTACTAATAATACCTGTACTATTATTGTTTTGTAGTACTTGCTCAGTAATAGTATTATATAGCTTGTATACTTCGTATCTAGGTGGTAAGTTAGAATCAATACCGTGTGTATAGGAGTCTGAAATATAGAGGGTTTTGTAAACAGTATCATCACGAACTACTTTAATGTCATCAGAATTAATATTGAGTATCTCAAGTAATTCAGTAACAAAATTGTACTGTGTAGTCCTAACACTATTAGGATAATTCATTAATAGTTTTAACCTAGGCTCCGTTTTACGTAAGTGTAAGTACGATATTAGATACGGTAATGTGTCATATACAAAATGGTAATAGTTGTCTGTATTATATACAAAAAAGAAGCAAGGCTCTTCGTCATATAACGGTATATTTCGATCTGTATATTCAATCGTTGATGTAGTTTTAATACTCTTTAACGACATTATCTGTTCATTTATAGGTGCATACAGCTGCGTAGTATCTTTAGAATATGCTAATATATTGGGATAGTATAAATTAGAACCAGTAAATACTACAGAATTAAGAGTGTATATATTAACCTCTCTACCATTATCATCTATAGGAAGAAAATTAACTTTTGACTCTATAGAGTGTATGTCTTTAATAATATATAACATATTACACCCACCCTTGATCAGGATGCATTAAGTATTGATGAACATTAACTGTGTTACCTCTCAAGAGAACAGCCCATATGCCACAGTTACCTGAATGTGTAACGAGGTGATTACACTTAGATACAATGCTTGTTGAGCTTAAAATTCTCTGAGCAAACTTATGTCTTTGGTCGGGGCTTATTATATGTTGTAAAGCTATATTTTTATTACTTCTTATACAAGGCATCTCTTGAAAGAAAAACGAATGTTTGAAATTTTGTTGAAATTCATCTCTAAATTCTACTTCATCAGTTTGAATAAGAAATCTAATTTGGTTATTCTTTTCGTAAATTTGCTGACACTTATTAAAGAATTCTGTATAGGATGCAATTCCTGTCTCGGTTGATTTATCGTTACCACGATAAAAGACTGAAACCGTATTATCGTATTCTATATTATATTTTTCTTCTAATTTTTTATTATACTTTTCAATATCGTCACTCAGGCTAAAATACTTATAAATGAATGGTGTTATATTTTTAAGATCGAGTTGATTGTATACTGTAAATTGGTGATTGTGATGATAATCAATCTCTTCAACATACTCAATATTATTGGATTGCGTACCTTTAAATAGTAATGAATTTAAATCTTCGTTAGGGTCGTATGGATTAATTTTGTACGAAGCAAATTGAAAGCTTGAATTTATCGTTGACGGTAGACGTTTTTGTGTGTTAAAAAAATTTATAATATCATATAATCTAACCGAGCAGCATGAAAAAAAGCCAGAGTTATGTGTTATGGTTAACTCACTCATATTAAAATCCCTGTTGACCACCCGGGCTTATATTAATAAACACCTTTACATTTTTATTTACAGAGCAGGCTACAGTTGGTTGTAACATTGCACATTTTATATCCTTACGTTCACGTAACGTCTCAATTAATAAATGATGATCACCTCCTTTATATTTACCATCTTTAGCTTCTTGCTGCTTCTCATTACATTTTAACATCCAGTCATTAACGAACGAGATTACTTCATCACTATATTTAAAAAATATTAACGCACTGTGAGGTGTCTTCATATCATGTATTCTCGTTATAGCTGCCATATCATAATTAATATTATCCATTTCAGTAGGTAAACTATTAACTATACAATCTGCATCTATCCAAATAATATTACACTTTTGTGTTTTAAGTGTCTCGAGAATAATTGATGGTTTAAGTAAGCAGTTATCATTATACGTACCATTAAGCTTAGGTGCATGTACTAATATTTGACCGCCTAACTTTTCAATTGTTTGTTTGAGAGCTTCAGCAGATTTTTTATAATACATAGTATCATTATAATCGTAATAAAATGTAGTAAATAATGTCTTCATAATGCTTTAATACAATCAAACAAATAATCATCTGACGTTTTTAGTGTTCTTAGAATGTCTAGATTTTTTTGTACAAATTGTAACTTCGTATTATATAGTTCAGGTGTTAGGCTGTTAATAATTTCTTCTTCTTTGCCTGGTTCGAGTACAATAATACCGTTAGGATCAAATATCTCTAAAACTTTTGATGATCCTCTATAAACGGGTATCGCACCTGCTGCTATGGAGTCAGTAAATTTTTCAGTAAAATAATTCTCCGTAACACCGTTTTCAACTACTATATGAAACATATAATCTCGTATACCGTCAATTTTAGTATCCCATAAAGCTAGATGTGAGCGCGGTGTTGATACTATACCACCATAAACATCTATATTTTTTGACATTGCATACCTTGCTACTTTATGCCTATATACATGCTCATCTGTTATAATTTTATGTGAACAAAACATAGAACATAATTTTGATTTCGGATAAACCATCCACAATTCTTTCTTGATCCATGGATAATTACTTCCTGAATAAGCATATACAAAATTATTATTTAAACTTAATAATTCTTGCTCACACGTAAAAATTTTATAAAAATACTTATCAAATAAAATTTCGTGATTCTTAACTAACCAGTTATATACATCAGGAATTACGAATTTAGATTCGCATACCCATCCAAACCGCCTTTCTTTATCTATACTTAGATCTGGTGTTCGGTTCTTCATACCATGATCAATATATACATTATAATCACCGTACCAGGGAGACCATTTAAAGTCTTTCGGTATTAAATCTGAACACGAAGAGTGTTCATAATTAAACGGCATGCCTATTCCTTTTAAAGTTGTAATCATATTATTTCCAAGATTTTATATATTCTAACGTCTGCTCTAAACTAAATCTAGTTATTTTTAAATACTCTTGCTCATTAAGTCTATATGACGCATGTGTATCTTCTTTATTTTTATTTTCATCACTAATGTGCGGTAGGTGAAATAAAAATGGTTTGGGGGTGTTGATAGAGTAGATAGGTATTTTTAATTTTCTTGCACGAACTATTATTTCATTATCTTCGTATCCCCAGCCTTTAAAGTTAGGATTAAACCCTCCAATATTTTTAAAAATATGGTTGTAGCCTAATAACATACCACCTACAGCTCTTGTGTTAGCAACATGATAAAACTCATTTGCATAACCAGTACGTATATTAACAGTATCAACAAATGTTTCTAAAAAGTCATATAAAGATTCTGTAGCATCAGTTATCCTATCTTTAACTGTATAGTTAAAATATATAGCAGTACCATTATAACCTATACATAAACCGTCTGTATTCTCAAGCGTGTTAATGGCTTTTTCAATATTCTGCTTACTTACAATACAGTCAATATCAAGAAAACACATAATAGTAGTTTCACAACTATTTAACCCAATATTGTAACCTTTACATTTGTTATGTTGACCTTCATTATAAAAATGAATATATTGAATCCTTGTATCAACTTTTAAGTATTTAAAATTTTGTATTTTATCGTCTTCAATAACTATAAATTTACAAGTAGGTAGTATATTTTTATAGTATTCAATAACTATATCTACATTTTTAGCACGTTCCTCAGTATCCTTACGTAGATGTATAATAAAAGTTATATCACTCATATATAAATTTATCTGAGATTTTAACACCCTCGTATTGCTGTTTTATGTTTTGAAAAGCTTGGTGTTTTTGTTCATAAGCACTTACATAGGCAGGGTTGTTGTGTGTACCGCCAAAGTCAATACCTGTATCTTCTTTAGTACCATCAAATTTATTTTTATACCAACTCATACCCTCTAAGTGTATATAGTAACTAGTTGAAAGATCTACATTACCAATTTTAAGGTTATGCTTTTTAATATCTTCTAAAAATGTAGATCCAATATCATATATCTTATCAGTCTTAAAACTGTCTTTCATTCTTTCCTCGTCAAAGAAAGTAATATTATGTTGTTTAATTTTTTCTACATCAATAAAGCAATGCCATGGATTGACTCTATTATAGATAGATTTACCGCCTCGGTCACCTTCTACCTTACCCATAATAGACAAATCCATATCCTTGAATTGCTGAAAAATAGAACTGTGATCTTTTAAGAATATAACATCAGTGTCAACAAGTAAAGCATATTTTGTTTTACATAACTTTAAAGCCTCATTAACCCCATCACCGTGACTCATTCCTGGGTGTGTTGTGTATGGAACTTTGTGATCGTATAGCAAGCCTCGTGTATCACTATTTGTTGAGTTGTCAACAATAATAAGTCGCTGCGTTCTATTATGAATATACATCCATGACTTTAACATTGTTAGTGTTATATCAGGTGTATTATAAGAACAGGTAATTAAAGTTAGATCGTCCATTTAGATTTTATACTTTTAAGAGTTTTAATAACATCTTCTTTACTAGTATGCGGACACATATTTGGATAAAAGCCGTGTATATTATGATATATCTCTCTTCCAGCGTTTATATTTTTAAACCATTCTTCTTGATTGTTCGATGTCGTGCTCCTATCAATAGAATCGGATGGTATACTCAAATATTTTACACTATCGTGTATATCAGCAAACCACCAAAACGGTGGATGACCTTCAGCCTTTATTATCCTAAATGTATGGTCAACATGTTCCCACGCATTATAAAATCTATCATCGTGTAAGCCTACACTTTGTAGTATCTCTTTTGTAAAAAAGCTAAATACTCCTGCTACGTGTTCATATAGATCAATCTTAACATCATTAGGATATTCAATAGTAACCTTAGGATTAGGTTTAGATTCATTATCTAACAAATGTCTATTATGTAGATCATAATTAGTAATCGTTTGCTTTCTATTAAATGGTGTACCAGGTCCAAAATTAAAGTGCTGTATACCTGTTTCTTTACTTGCTTCAATATATTTGTCGAATATTTCAAGATCTAGCACAATTGTATCATCTTCGATAATGAAGATATAATCACACTTTTCATCTAAAAGACGCTGAATAGCTCTGTTTTTTGATTTGCCTACTCCTAAATTAGTTACGTTCCTGAGATAGGTAACAGGACAGGTAGATGTAAAACTAGGTCCTGGAATATTTCCACCATCGTTAACTATTACAAGCTCATCAACAGCACACGATGGTCTAATACTATTTAACAAGTTATACAAATATTCAGGCCGATTACACGTTATAATGCCTACACCTACTTTATATTTCTCGTCACCCATTACATTGTTAATTATATACCCTCTAATAAAAGATCAACTGTAATAAATACATATATGGCATGTACAGACGGTAAAAATACGTATTTAAACATAAAGGAGCTCCCGGAAATAACTTATATTACAAGCGGTGATCTCTTAATAGTTGAAACGTCTACAGAAACATCAATTATTAACGTTGATAATTTTATTCTTGAACCGGCAAATACATCGTTTGCAGCAGATCATAGTTTGAATATTAGTATAAATCAAACAAATATTACTACACTATCAGCACAGTTTTATAACGCAGAAGTTAAAAATTCCAATTTAGAGACAAAAATACAATCCTTATGTGCTGCACTATACTCAGAGATAGCTGAGACTTTTAGAGTGGCAGGAGCGTCACTCCCACCTTTAGCAAATATTAGACTATCATTACATCCAACAATGGCTGTACCTACAATGGATTTATCCGGATCAGATGCTAACACTCTGTATATTCACCCGTATCGTGGAGATACTGTAGCTCTCTATAATACGGTATCATCGAGATGGGTCGCACATCAAATTAACTCCACAATAGCTGTCAAGCTATCTACTGATCTAACGGTCGCTGATGCGGTATATGATATATATTTGAGTGTTGTTAACGATGAATTTGTAGTTAGCTTTACTCCATGGAATAGTTTGCAGGTATTAAGCTTAAATACATTCAATCAACCAACACCTGTACAAGATATAGATTTTACTGCTTCAACAAAGTATCTTGATGGGTTTATTGTTAACCCTGTTGATTACAGTAGGAGATTAATAGGATGTATTAAGACAGTCGCACCAGGCGAATCGAAGTTTAGTTACGGTTTTACCACCAGGCTTAGTGGTAGTGAACCCACGTTTTATCTATGGAATGCTTATAATCAGGTACCAATTACCTTTGGTATATTAGAGAAGGGAAAGGTTGGTAGTGGAGGACTTAACACCTGGCGTAGTACACCCGCTGGTGCTACTGCAATTAGTAATGGTCCACTCGAACCATTTGGTGGTCTAGGTAATCGTGTTAATTTTATTAACCGTGAACCTTGTACTATAGACATATCTTCTGTACATACCGCTTTGTCGGCTGTGTGTTGGTATTTTGCTTATTCACTTGATGCAGCATCTCCAATGGTATCAGCAATGAGAATTAAAACACCTGGGATCACAATATCAGAAACATGTCTCTCTGGTAGTGCTGCAAACTCATATCATCAGACGATTAAACCTGGTAATCATTATATACAGCTAGTCAGTATGACATATGCTAATAATTATCAAGAATATATGACATGGCCAGCTGATAGTGATAGACATTCCTACGGTACGTCAGGAAACTTTTTGTTATTTTAATTACTGCTTAACTCCAAACTTTTTGAAGAGTTCTTTTTCTGCTCTCTCACTATCTGCTGCTGATTTTTGCTGTTTAACCAGTTCTTCAAGTTGATCTAAATTAGACGGATTAAATATAGAGGTATCTTCACTATACATTCCTCCGTCTGGAGCAATATAGTCAGCTATAGTATCAATTCGTCGCTGAGGATTCGTAGGTAATACTATTATACCGGGAGAATCATCCTTTGGAAAAAATACATCCGCTTCGTAATTTTCTCTATACTGTATATATAGTGAGTCAAAGATATCATCTATTTCTTTAATAAATTTGATGTTTACATCTCTTACACCATCATTAATAATTTTAATAACAGGATCATAACGCAACATGAGAATTAAGTCTATATGTCTTAACGATTCTTTTGTTAGTTTAATTGAATTTGCTACAAACTCTTCCGTAAATCCTTTTAAATTATTGTCATATGCCCACAGTGTATATACTAGATTATCAAGAGGGCATCTATCGAAAATAATGTTATCACTCTTTTCAACAGTTTGAAGCTGATCAATCATACTATTGAGAATTCTCCATTGGGTATCTACAGATGTTACGGTAGAATGAGGTAGGTTTTCTTCTACAATTATATCTCTATATGTTTTATCTGGAGTTCTATAATTAGGCCATACAGCTAAAATATTTTTTATTAGTGTGGATTTACCTGTGCAGGCTGTTCCTGATATAGAGATTCTCATGTTAATGTTAATTTATATATAAATATTTAAAAATCAATTAATAATCATGTATATCTTATACCGATAATGCTTTATCCCAGATTAATAGATGTAGCCTTGGACTAAAGTTAACATGCATAGACTTAGCATACTCAACTACTGCAGGTGCATTTTCTACGTGTTCTTTTCTAGATCCACAGCAAGGCATAAACCATATACGTTTTAGCGGTACATTAATACCGTTATAATCATCAACATATTTACGCCAAATTTCATCTATATCTTCAGATCGAGTTATAACAAACTTAAAGCCAGAGCCGTGTTCACGATGCCACTTTAATACTGCGGGCTTGTATGTTTTCTCTTCGGGATCACCGTTTGTTGTTAATTTAGGTGATGTTGTAAAGGTAGCTTTAAATTCTGTGACCCAGCGTTCATCCGGCATAATAGTAGCGTTAGTCTCAAAGTCTATCTGCGGTAAGAAATCATACTTTGCAACCAGCGCCTCGATAAACTTAATGAGCTGCTTACCTGAAACAAGCGGTTCACCACCAGTTAATTTTAAGATAGCACCAGCTTTTAAATGAGCTATATGTCCTCCATCTTCAAATAGCTTAAAGATTTCATTAAACGTCATCTTATTCTTTACCGACCATGAAACATATGAATCACAGCCATGTGGAGAGTCTTCAGAAATAAATGCTGAACACGTTAAGTTGCAGCTTGCTAATCTCATAAAGACCGAAGGCTTTCCAACAAACGCTCCCTCTCCTTCTATAGTAAAAAACACGAAATCATTCGACAAAAACATCGTTTCTTTATCACAATCGATACTCATAATTAAATTAATTGTAGATTATTAAATTCAGTTTTCAACTCCGACTCTGTTAAATTTTTAAATGATTGAATCCTATACACATTCCAACCACGACTTCTTAAAAACTTATCTCGTTTTTCATCCTCCTCTTTATTGTGCCAATACAATCCGTCATACTCTACGTTGATCATTTTACTAGGGATAGCAATGTCTAACCAAATATATCTACCTGTATCCACTTTAACAGGATACTCAATTTCAGCATCTTCAAAAGTTTCCTTAATAATATCATATAATTGAGCTTGCGGCTTGCTAAGCCTACTAACAAACCCTCTAACATATACATGATTCTCCTTCATCCACACACTTCTTTTTTTACGAAGCCGTTCAGCAATTTCCTCTCCATACATTTCCTCATATGTAGCACCCTCAGGTCTTATGTTATTACCTTTAAGCCATTCACTTCTTTTTAGTTTTAAAAGGCTTGCTAATTCTTTTCCAAACATTTCCTCGTATGTATTACCTAAAGGTCTTATATTGTTTGTCGTCAGCCACATGCGACGCTTTTCCCTCATTATGTCAGCTTTATCTCCATAAATTTCTTCGTATGTTTTACCTCTCGCATGACCACTTGAAGCGCGAAATCCAGCAGCTCGACTATAGTTATTATTTAATTGTAGCTTAGAAATTACACTCTCGTTATCATTCTGCCTTACAATCTTTAGTACTGTTGGATTGCTTTTACCTATAATTTTAGCTATCTTTGTAGTAGATAATCCATTATTAATGAGATTGACAATCTCAAGATATAGTTCACACATTTTAATCATGTAAATATTTATACAATCGAGCAACCTTCTATTGTATAAAAGGAACAGTAGTATTATTATATAACAGTATAATATTTCAAGTGTTTTGATTAAATAATATTAACATGACCCGTAAAGTGGCGCGCAAGCGCAAGTCTGCTGGTTTGGAGGAAGTATCAGAAATTGAGGCTTCTTTTCAAAAAAACTGGATACTTGATTTTAAAATCAAGAAACCTTTCCACTTCAACACTAATCACCAGCAATTTTATAATAGTATAAAAGCTGATGAAACAAATATGGCTTTTGTAGCAGGTCCAGCTGGATCCGCTAAGTCATATATTGCTGTATTAGCAGGTCTTGAATTGCTTAAGGAGAAGAAAATATCAAGTATTATTTACATTCGATCTGTTATTGAATCTGCATCCCGCAGTATTGGTGCTCTACCAGGAGAGATTGATGATAAATTTTCTCCGTATGCAATGCCATTAATAGAGAAAATAACAGAAATTACAGATTCTAGTACGTGTAATAATCTCAAGTCTAATGAGATTATTCGTGCTGTACCTGTTAACTTTGTACGTGGCTTAACCTTTAATGATGCATTAGTTATCGTAGATGAAGCGCAAAACTTATCTTTAAGTGAGCTTGTAACAATATTAACTCGCTTTGGTAAAAACACTAAATATGTAATATGTGGCGATTTAAATCAGAGTGATATTGGAAACCAATCTGGTTTTAAAGAAGTGTATGATCGTTTTAATACAGAAGAATGCGTGGATCATAGAATCCACGCATTCGAATTTGGAGAATCTGAAATTGTTAGAAGTAAGATTCTTAAGTTTATTGTTAAGGTGTTAGAAGCAAAACAGCGTTAAGCACCCCAACTAGTACCAGCGAACGGATTACCCATTCCGCTTGATACGCTACCTGAGCCTACATGTGCTGCGCCAGTAAATCCAACTGGTGGAGCACATGTAAAGCTAACCGGGGCTATATTAGATGTGTTAATTGTTTGTGTTACTGCTTCATCTATTACACCGGTATTGACTACTCCTGTAAATCCTGATTTATGAGCAGGTATATGATCAAAACTACTAAAAATAGCAGAGTTTTCATCATGTTCAAAGACTTCTACCTTATCTACCCAGCAGCGACCATTTGTGATAGATTCAATGTGTTTTTGAGCAATTTCAAAAACATATTCTGCCGTGCGTTCAACGCCGACTCCCTTCTTAACAATATATAGCTGAATTATACCGCTTTCGTGTAGCTTTTTAAAAGTTTCAAGTTCTGGATCATCAAGAGCAACGGTAGTAGTATGATCATAGATACTCTTAAGTTCATCTTTAAGAGCTTTAAGACTACCGAAGTCAACTACCCAACCTTTATTGTCTAACTCAGAACAACCAAACCACAATTTTGCTTTAAGCTGATATCCGTGTAGAAATCTACAATGACTAGTGGCGCGCCATTGTCTAAATGCACATGAACCCAACTCGATTACTTTTGCTGATTGAAATACTTTCTTCATATATATTCATTATAGTAATATAATATTAAAAAGCAAGTCGCTAAATAACATACTAAGGTGCTGCTGCTCTTGCTGCTGCTCTAGCATTTCTACTTCTTATTGCACTTGGAGTCTGGCTTAGTTGTCTTCCGTTAGCTGCTGTCGTAGCTGGTGGTGGCGTAGCAGTCGTAGGTGTCGCTGTCGTAGCAGGTGCTGTAGCTGGTGGGGTTGATTCTATACTAAATTGCCCGGTTTGGTTATTAAATTTACTTATACACTTCCATTTCTCTGGACTAATTCCTCCACTATCAACACGACGAAATACAATATTTGTTGTAATATTTGATATAGCAAATGTTTGTGGATGAATAAATTCACCTGTGAGTTCTATGGATCTATCACCGTTTGGTAAATTTGTTTCTTTAATTATTTCATATGTCTTAAATAAGTGTTGGTTTTCTGGTCTTTTTAAAAACGTTTCTAACGCGTTTTTTGGACTTGATCCAAGAATATTAGCAGCTGTTGCGCCAACAGCATCAGCAGCAGAACTTAGAATTTTAGCGCCTGTAGGTGAAATAGTTCTAATTATACCCTTAGTTGCTGCAAGAGCTTTTCTTGCAGCAGCTTTACCAAAACCTCTAAAATAGTCGCCCCATTTTTCTTCTAATAATTCTCTTTGTGAAAGCTTACGCATATTAGTATTTATAGTTGAAATCGATAAATTATGATTTATAATCATTAATATGGAAGATTTAGAACACGTTGAGATTGGTGACCTAGTTAAATTACCATATGCTAATGGTAACGCTCCAAGAACAGAAAGAGAAAAGCAAGCTATTATTAAGCGTGCAGCAAAAGCATATGAAAAATATATGGATGCACTTGGGTTTGATTGGCGGAATGATCCTAATTCAGATAATACCCCTATGCGTGTCGCTAAGGCATTCGTTAATGATATTGCGACCGGTTGTTATGATAGTCAACCTGATGTAACTGCATTTCCTAATGATGGTTATGATGGGATTGTTGCACAGTGTAATATTCCTGTAAAGTCTCTTTGTTCACATCATCATTTAGCCTTTACTGGTGTTGCTCATCTTGCATATATTCCGAGTCTAGATGGTAAGGTTATCGGTCTTAGTAAGCTCAATCGTATTGTTGAGTTTTATGCTCGTAGACCTCAAATCCAAGAAATGTTAACAAAACAAATTGCTGATGCTGTCAATATAGCTTGTGAAGGTAATCTAGGTGTGGCTGTAGTTCTTAAAGCTCAACATACATGCGCGTGTAATAGAGGAGTAAGACATGATGGTTGTTTTATGATTACATCTAAACTTACAGGTGATTTTCTTACCGATGAAAAGACTCGTACCGAGCTTTATAAGTTTATCGATATGGCTTCTACAAAGTAAAGGAACTTACATATTATGAGTTATGAATATTTTTGTAACTAACGATGATCCCGTGTTAGCAGCACGGGATCTTTGTGATCAGCATGTAAAATCTAAAATGCAAATTGAAGGAGCTATTATGTTAGCGCATGCATTTCCGCAAGAATTGTTAGATCACCCATCTACACCTAGAACGCAATCCGGTAAACCAAGAAAGGCTGGTAAAGGCTATGCTAAGCATCAGTGCTCTATTTGGACAAGAGAAACAAAAGCTAATTTTGAATGGTTGACTGATCATACGCTTGAAATGTTTAATGAGCGAATGTATCGCTGGCCTAATTCTAATGAGCACTTTACTAAAACGTTTATTAAGTGGTGTAAGGACAATATACATAATATCATTACAACACAAACCGAGCTTACACCATATGCTGTAGCTATTGGTGTAGATTGTAATTGTCGTAAATTACCTAATTTTAATCAATTAAGTGTTATCGATCAATATCGCTCCTATATTATAAACGATAAAGAATTTGCTACCTGGACAACAAGAGAGCAACCTAATTGGTATTAATATTTAACTTCAATTTGATTATTCGCAATATTGTTTGAATTTACATCAATTAAAGCATCAAGCTGCTTAATAAAATCCTTACCAACAAGGACTTTATATTCATTAGCTTCTCTGTTACCTATACTAAAAGGTATATTTTCAAATTCTGTACCGGCAAATTTAACTCTAAATTTAACCACTGGGCGTTCTTCTGTATGACCAGCTCCTACATTAATGCTTATAGTATCCTCTACATCCTTTATTAGTCGTTTTCCATTAATAGTAGTAAAAGAAACTTTTGAACCTTGTATAGTGAGATCATCACCGTGTATTACATTATAGGCTCCGTTACCTGAATCTATTTTAACTTTAATAGACCCGATACCCTCGATACTCATTACCTCAATGAGACCTATAACCGTCTTTTCGAAAAAATTTTTAAAATTAATCATAGGTACAATCACTACATCCTCCACAATCACTACATCCTCCACACTCACACCCTTGCTTCGCATATTCACAGCCTGAGTCTTCACTACCTGTATTGAACATTTCTTGACTATGTTCTCCGCAACCTTCGTGTTGCTGGTACTCAAGCCAGTGATAAACAGATGAAATATAGTCCGATGCTTTTGTTATTTTCGAGGATACCCAACCTTCGAGAGAAGGTAGATCCTCAACGATCTCCTTTAACTTTGGCGCATATTCTGCAAGCTTATGTAGCTCAGATAATGCCATTTCTATTTCGCTTGGATCCTGCTCTTCACTATTGTGCTCGTGATCATGGTTATGATCATGACTATTATATACCTCTGTGCCTGGCATATCCATTGTTATCATAACAGGCTTACCCATTAAGCTCGGAGCACTTAGATCACAGCCACCTACTTGACCGTAAGCTTCTGATAACAAATTTTGATCTCTACGTTTTAGCATAATACTATTTATGCTATTCTAGTTATTTAACAATAAGTCCTCTATTTTAGACTCGGTATTATCTAATGCATTAATATTAGCCTTGTTTAATTTAACATCTTGTGTATTTTTAGATATTTTTGCTATTGGTAAAATTGCAGTTCTTAAATCTTTAATTCCGTGATTACCGCCTCTTGATCCACTATATCTTGCGTATAATACTGGCTCGTATTCTCCATCTGGTATATCGTCATTGTATATAATATGATGTGCTTCAAGTTTATATGTATCATTATCAGCTGGAACAATTTTTATATTACCTTGATACAAGCCATTAACATTATCTTCTCCGTATTTTTCACCGTAATCCGGACCAAAAAGAGAAAGTTTTTTAAGCTTAGGATCTCTAATCCTCTTCCATAAAGACTTACCAGGAGGCATACCGTCTGCATATCTCTCTTTAATCTGATCAACAAAATCCTCTATCTCTTCATGTTGACATATATCCTTACCTGCTTTACATGTCATTCCTCCGTATTGCTGGTAGTCAGAGGCTTTTTTACCTGCTTTATGTGAGATAAATAATACTGGTTTACCTTTGTAAGTAAAATTAAAATCACTCTTTGGGGTTTTTGGGGTAGTTTCAATACCGTCAACTTTTTGACTCTCACCATTTATCTCAATAGTAATGTAATCAGTATCATCTTGTATTAATAGAGATTTTATTTGTTCCTTTAAATTATCTAGAACAAAATTTTCATCCCTTGTACCAAAACCTTTACCCTTGCCTAATACAACGGGATATTCATTTTCGTTTTCGTCTTGTACAATATATGTACGAAGTAGACTAGAAGTAGATCCATCCTCACCCGGCTTAACTATCTTAACAATTGATAGTTTAGCATCTTCTAATGTCTGAATAAATTTAGTTACATCATATGGACCTTTTGGCTGAACCCGTGTATCTTTACTGCAAGAACCTACAGTTAAATTTGGATCTTTAGCTGCAATAATTATCGCTAATTCACGCTTACTATACTTTTTAATTTTTTCGTCTGCTTCACCTAAAACGCGTAGATATAGAGGTTTCTTGATGAAATTACCAAGGACTCCTTTACTATAAATATTTGATAGTTGTTTATTATGCATTGCTAATATAATATTTATATATTAAGTATATTCTTAATTCTTTCTCTATCTGTTTCCTTAATATTGTCTGGCACAAAATAATTAACTACATTAGGATCTTTCGAAAGTATCATATCTCTAACTTTAGTTCCACTAATATTACCTCCTTGAATGTTAATAGGAGTCACAACAACATGAGGATATTTCTCCGTATTTTTAATAAAATAATTATATCTCATTATATCGTTATCTTTTGAGCCTGCTCCAACAATTATATTAACGTTAGTATGTTCAGTAGCAAGATCATAGGTAGATTTAACAGGTGTAACATCACTCTTAACAATTTCAACAGGCTTTGAAAGATAGGGTTTGTAAATAGACCATATTTGATATGACATTTCTTGATCTATACCGTCACGAGGACTCTTACCTATAAAAATAACTCCCTTATTAGCATCTTGTAAAATATTTTCTAATGCTAAAAAATGTCCTTTTGTAGGTGGTTTAAAACCTCCTGGTAAGACAGCTATTGTCTCTACATTTTGTAGCTGTTCGAAAAATTGTTTAAAGTTAATCATTTTCTACCTTTGCTTTTAATTTTTGCTGTGGTAGTAATGTAGCTATATCTAAACCGTCTTTAAGTATTATCTGTCGCGCGGCAACTAATATGTTTAAAACTACCTCTACATCATTATATTTTTTATATAGAAATGATAGGATGTTTGGAATTGTCTTAAGGTTACCTTTCTTAGCATTCTTATCGCCTAGTAGTATTTGAGCAACTCTATCTGGATTTGAACCCTCAACAACCGCTCCTGATGTTCTATTTGTTATACTCTTTAAACCACTCCACTTACAGTTAATATTCTTAGCAAGAGTTGATAATATTACACCTCTGTGTTTACCGTTATAAGGACTTGCTTCATCATTAGCTAATACAAATTTAGCCCATTTAATATCTTGTACAAACATGAAGTCTGTTTGTACAAACTGACCATCTAAACCTACTATAGGTGTTCTAAAGTGTAGCTGATCTCCAGATGCTCGGAGCCAACTTTTACTATCCCCGGCTCTAGCAATATAATATTTAGGTACAAAATTACGCTCTGGATCTTCACACCACTTAATTAATAAGTTTGTTATTTCATCTTTAGTATATTTTTTACTGTCAATTGCTATATCTAAATCACCTGAGGACTCTCTTTTTCCAGTACTACCCAACAAACAGTTATCAAGATTTTTAATATTAACAATATTTGAAAGCATATCAACTGTTGGTTTAATATATGCTAATTGAATACGTACTGTAGGATCTACAGTAAATATATTTCCTCCTTCGACTATAACACGGTAATATTCTTTAAAATTAATCATACTTAGCTATTTCGTTTTCAATATCTGTTTGCGATGTGTCTAAAGCTGCTATAAATAGTTGTTAATTTACGATTAGGCATATTATAGAGAATCTAAAGGCAGATCTGAGGTAGGAGAATCAATATCCGGGTCAGGCAACTTGTCTCGTTTATCGGTTACCTCACTGCTACGGAATGTTAGAAGGTCTTTAATTACAGTAACTAATTCTATTGGATCTTCTTCAATAAACTTATTAATACTTGGCCTTAATATTAAAAAATCGCTAACTGTCGGTATGTGTTCTATTGCTGATATTATTAAATCACTATATTGCGGCCAAAGTCTAGATAATTCCAATTCCCCCACTTCAGGTCTATTATTAAAATTTTTAAGAGGTTGATCTACTGTATTAGTAGGTTGTGAGTTATTGAGATCTGTAGCATCAAGTGATTGATCAATTATTAGTATATAACGTTTAATTAAATTAAGTGTTTTAAATTCCCTAACAACGGTATTTGGTTGTAATTTTAAAATCTGCTTAATTAGATCTATTGAGGTAGCGATTGAACTTCCCTTTAGGTCATTAATTTTACTAGTTAAATTACGAACCTCTATTAATTGCGGCTTGGTAAGCTTCGATTTGTCAAAGCAAAAAGCACTTATTAAAATATTTATAATATATTTCTCACCTGGAGTGACTATAATTTCTGGCTCCGGTGGTTGTTGATTATCTTGATCAACAGGTGTATCAACTGCTTGTTGTTGATCACCTGTTGCTGTAGGTATATCTCCTTCTTGCGGCTCTTGTTCGTTAAGTATTCTATAATACTTTTCAAATAATTTATTTAAATTATTCATTATTTATTTCGCGTTTGCTGCATCTCTAAATTTATTAGCCATTATTCCGACTGCATCAGCCATTGTTTTTTTGGCTTGTGCAAGCTTGTTTGACGTCGTACCCGGAATGAATCCTTTCATACCTTGGTCTGGTAAACCAGCAACTGCTGCTATCATTTTAGCCGTCTGATCTTCTGCCTCTTCTTCTGTAGATTGTGAGATATGTTTAAGCTCTAACTCAACAACCTTATTATTTACGGTAATAACTACAACATCCTTAAAAGTTTTTAGTGAAGACGTTATGCCTGATTTACTTAAAAGCTGCTGTAAGTCTCGTAAAACCTCTCTATTCTTATCAAGATCTTGTGGAGGTAGATTACTCTCCACTAAATTAAGAAATTTACTCATGTTTATATTTATTTAACTATCAGGATTTTATTGGTTAATTGCTTAAAATACACTTCATAAAGATAGCTTAACTTGTGAGTCTTAAGGAATTTAACTAGATCTCTAAGTGAATATTCAAGAGTATCATAATTACGAGTGTAATTCAGTTGCGTTTCGAGCATCACCACCGACTCAACAACATTATTATGTATCTCTTCAACGAAAAAATCAACTGGTATATTACTAATTATAAATTGAAAAGGTAATTTTCTAATAGTTTTAAGGGAAATATTAAGAATTATATCTCTTTCATTATTATTTAAATATAATGTGTCACTGTTAATATATAAGGCTATTTTACCTGTCTTCATCCGCTCACAAATAGTAATAATTAGTGCATTTACGAAAAATTTTTGAGTATCCTTCTTTGCGAAATTGTTACTAATACCATATAGGGTTATGTCACTATTAAATTTGCTAAAAGTCTCTTTAAGAATGAAATCAAAATTTAATAATTTAAGTTCATACCTAGGTATCCTGTGTTCTATAGTCATTTGCGTTTTTCGGTCTACCAATTCGTAAGTTAATAATGCCATTATAAAAGTCATCTCTTAAGAGGACCTCCTCTTCAAATTGAAGTTTAGCTTCAAAGTATGACATTTCAAATTTTGAATTACAAAAACGCAATATTTCAAAGACAAATTTTTCCATACCGTATGTCACTATATCTTCATTAAGTTCTCTCGATGAAGAAGTGTATATTTTCCAGTCGGTCTCACGCTCTTCATGACGTTTATTACGTTTGCCTTTAAGTGGTCTACGTTTTAATATAGTTTTACACTGTTTTTTACCGATATATGATCTAGAATTAATTAAACATGTAATCTTATATATAAATCCGTACGGTATAACATCGTCGGTAGTATCTAATGAGGTAATCCAGTGACCTAAGTTCATTATTTTTTAATATTATGCTTAGTTTTTCTCTTAGCTCTTTTCTTAGCTCTTTTTTTATTGCGTTTTATAGCTCCTGCTCTCGTACATATATATTGATCAGGTGTGGCTATACGAGCATCACCTGGTGCATAAAAGTCAGAGCTAGTTGGATTACTAGGACTGAATCCTCCTGTACTTCCACCCATAACACCACCGACCGTCATTTCTTCAACATAAATCTCAAAATATTCTTTAAAAGTTACAGTTGATTTCATAGATAATTATATTTATAATGATAATGTGAATTTGATTGAACAGTACCGGTTAGAGATCGAGAAAGATCTTATAATAAACGACTTTAATATTAAAGATGTACAACTCAAATTGCCATCACGTAAACATTACTGGGCAGCCAGACTAATAGATCTAAAGATAAAGCTTAATAGACTAGTTAAACATAAGAAATCTCTTAAGATATCTATTGCATCTCGAATTATTACTGAAGCACCGGTAAGAATCACACAACAAACGGCAGATTTAGCTGCTGAAACAACTGAAGAGATTCAAAAAATTATAGTTGAAATAACAGACTGTGAGTTTGCTATTGAGTACTTAGAAAAGGTTGAAAAGATTATGAGTAGTATGGGATTTGATATAGCTAATATCATTAAGATAATGGCTATGGAGACTATGTAATAAATTAACAATATATTACTCATATGATTACTTTTGACTATATTAAGACCACTAATAAACTTAGTATTACATGTGAAGACGCTGCAATCTATAGTTCTTTACGAGAATACTTTAGTATAGCTAATACAGATGCTAAATTTATACAAAAACGCTTTAAATTAAGCAGTGTTAAGATATCTACACGTAAATACGTAATAACACCCCTAGGAATGTGTGATCTCGGCTTATATTGGGAGATTAGACAGTACTTAATACAAAATCAAATACTAGATACAGTAAATATTTCTGAAAATCTTAAAAATCGGCTAAATTTAAGTAGGTCATATAAATTATATACAGATCTTAACCTAAGTTTGCGTAATTATCAGGTTGATGTCGTTAAAAAGGCAGTAGATAACGGGTGGGGAACCTGCATATTAGGTACAGGAGCTGGTAAAACGTTAATAACCGCAGCAATAATAGAGAATTACTATAGAAATTGTAATAATAAAGAAACTTTTAAATGTTTAATGATAGTACCAGACTTGGCTCTTGTATCACAAACATATAATGAGTTTAAATTATACGGTATAAGCTATAGTATGACTTACTGGACAGGTTCTAATGTGCCTGATACAAATTGTAATATTGTTATATGTAATATGAGCATACTTCTATCACAATTTGCAAATAATGACTGGGTAAAGTATGTTGATTTACTAATTGTTGATGAGGTTCATCGTATTAAACCTGATAATAAGATAAGCAAGGTGATTAATAAGATTAAAACACCTAATCGCTTTGGCTTTACTGGTACCTTACCGCCCTGCAAGTTTAATAGTTGGTATATAACAGGTAAATTTGGTCCAGTTCTATATGAAAAGAGTAGTTACGAGCTCAGACAGGAAAAATACCTAACGAATGTGGAAGTTAAGATGTTGCAATTGGACCATGGATCACAGAAGATACCTACATTAACACAAAATAAGTATAGAAATGAGCTTGAATTTTTAGCAGATAGTATTCGTCGTAATGAAGTAATATCAAAGTTATGCGTTGGTATAGACAACAACATCCTCATACTAGTTAATCATATCAAGCACGGTGAAAATATATATAATTTGTTGCAAACTACGTGTAAAGAAAAGCAAATCTACTTTATACGTGGTAGTGTATGTGTAGATGAGAGAGAAAAGATAAAACAAATTATGGAAAATAGTAAAAATATTGTATGCGTTGCAATTAGTGCTATTTTTTCTACAGGTGTAAATATTAAGAATATACACACTATTATATTTGCAGCTGGAGGTAAGTCTTTTATTAGAACCGTACAATCAATAGGTCGAGGACTAAGACTACACGAAAGTAAGGATAAACTATTAATATTAGATCTATATGATATGTTTTTTTATAGTCAGCAGCACGGTAACATGCGCAAGGAAATTTATAAACAGGAGCAAATTAATTATAGTGTTAAGCCAATAAAAATTGCTTGAAATTTTAAACTAATAGTATATTATAAAGGTATGTCTAAGGCCGACTATTATATAAGTCCGAAAGAATTTAAGGAATCACTACACCGCTTCTATACATCTGATATACTAACAGATGATCTAGCGGAAAATGTTAAAAAAATTGCTCACGGCTTAAGCTTTAGTAGTAATTTTATTAACTACACCTATAAGGATGACATGATAGGAGATGCTCTTATTAAGATGTACTCAGCGCTATCCCGTAAAAAATATAAATTTGAAACAGAATCTAATCCGTTTGCCTATTTTACAACAATTGCTTTTAATGCCTTCATTAATAGAATTAAAAAGGAAAATCGTCATCACGAAGCAGAAAAAAAATATCGGGAGAAGGTATATTGTGACATTATGTCAGACTCCTCACAGCATAGTGGGTTTATCTACGTTAAGCCGTTAGATGACGAAAATAGTGATGATGAGTATTGATATAAAGACTCCTAAAGTAGGTATCATTTCAGATCTACATCTAGGTATACACTCTAACAGCGCTAGTTGGCATAAGACCGCTATTGAATGGGCGACATGGATTGCAGGTGAGTTCAGGCAAAAAAAAATAAAGGATGTAATATTTTGCGGTGATTGGCACCACAATAGAAGTGAAATATCTGTAAATACCTTACAGGTATCAGCCGATATCTTAGATATATTTCAAGAATTTAACGTAATAGCTATTACAGGTAATCATGATGTATATTACAAATATAGAACTGACGTTAATTCTTTATCTATTTTTAAACACAGGCGAAATGTCACTATATATGATAGTGTTACTACATTAAATGCATTCGGTAAGAGCATATGCCTATGCCCCTGGAATACTGATATTAATAACATACCAAATAGTGATATAGTCATAGGTCATTTTGAAATTGAAACTTTTAAAATGAACTCATACAAGATGTGTGAGGAAGGTATAAAAATAACAGATCTTTTACAAAAAAGTTCATGTATTATTTCAGGTCATTTTCATCTAAGAAGTGAAAAAAAGTATAGTGTCGGTAGTATACTTTATGTAGGTAATCCATTTGAAATGGATTTAGGTGATTTAGGTAATGAGAAAGGTTATTATATACTTGATATTAATAAGCTCAATCTTGAATTTTTTCCTAACACTATATCACCCCGTCATGTAAAGATATCGCTTAAAGAGCTTGCTTTAAGCGAAACAATAACTGAGGATATCCGGCTTCTTATTCATAATAATATAATTAGGTTAAAGATAGACTGTAATATATCAAAAGAAGATCAGAAAATATTGTCTCTTAAATTAAATCAATTAAATCCCTATAGTCTACAATTTGACTACGACATTCAAAGTAAGATGCTTGATGCATCTGCAGAGCGTAATCTTTCCAGTGTTGATATCCAGCAGTCAATAATAGATTTCGTCAAGTTACTAAACACAACGAAATCAGAAAGTGTACTTGAATACACACTAGATCTCTTTAATAGGTGCACATTATGAAAGTAGTAAATTTTAATAAACTCGCTATTCAAAACTTTTTATCAGTTGGGGAGGAACCCGTTGTTATAGAGTTTAAACCAGGTTTGCATATATTAACAGGTAGAAATATTGATAAGCCTGAGAGGAAGAATGCTGTAGGTAAGAGTACTATAGCTGACGGTCTATACTTCGCTATTTTTGGTGAGACATTACGTGAAATTAAAAAAGAACTTATAGTTAATAATATTACAGGTGGTAAGACACACGTAGAACTTGATTTTAATGTTAATTCTCCTCGTGGTAATAACTGTTTTAAGATAATACGTACACTATCACCTACTAAGGTTTACATATATAAAGATGGAGTAGATAAAACGCGTGATAGTTTACAAAATACAACAAAATATATATGTGAGGTGTTGAGTGCATCTCCAGCTATCTTTCAAAACTGTGTTATCATGACTGTAAATAACGCAACTCCATTTATGGCAAAAAGCAAGGTAGATAAACGACGGTTTATTGAGGATATTTTCGGTATGGAGATTTTTGGTCGGATGACAGCTACAGTTAGAGCTGAATATAACGAGATTAAAAGAAATAATGATATTAATGCAGCAAAATATGAAGAAATTAGTACATCACTCTCAAGCTATACAGAGCAGCAACAATATCAAAATAAAAAGCGTATTGACAAGATCGATTTATATACTGAGCGATTTAAAAATAACTTAGGTGAAATTCAGCAGCTTGAGAATGATCTACTAAATGTTCAAGCTAATATATGCTCTGTACATTTAGATAATCAATACGACCAGCTTCAAGCGACAATAGTAACCCTAGAAAATAAAATAGTAGAGGTTCTAGAAAAAAGTACACATTCAAAACTAGAGATTAATTCTAAAAAGGAGCAATATGGCCTAATAGGCACCAGCCTATCTAAGTGTCCGGTATGCTTAAAATCTATAGATGAGCATGATATGACCGTAATAAGCGCAGAAAAATCAACTATAAAGGCTGAAATTATATTATTAGCCTCTAACTACAAAAAATATATAGAAGAAAATACTGCAAACAAGGAACTCCTTGCTAATACTAAAGCTAAAATACAAATTATTAATAAAGAAAAAGCTAATGTACAGCTTGAGCTGCAAAAGCAACAGACTATATCCAATACTATAGCTAAACTTAAGACCTGGCAGCAAGAGTTAACTGTAGATATTAATGAGCTTAATACAGCTAATTCTAATCTTGATGGTACTATTGCCGATATTGAAAAGCGGCAGACACTTGCAAAAATTGTACTTGACGACTCTGCAGAAGTTTTAAATAAACTAGATATAGTTAAATTTATTATATCAGAAGAAGGAGTCAGGTCATATATTGTAAATAAATTACTTGAACTTCTTAATAATAAGCTATTTCTATACTTAGAACAGCTTGATTCTAATTCCTCCTGCTGCTTTAATGAGTTCTTTGAAGAAGAAATAGTAAATGATAAAGGTAAGATATGTTCATATTTTAATTTCTCAGGAGCTGAAAGGAAGGCGATAGATCTTGCATGTCTTTTTGCATTTTCTGACTTACGTCGTATTCAAGGCAACGTTTGTTATAATATCGCTATATATGATGAGCTATTTGATTCATCTTTTGACGAAAGAGGTATAGAACTTGTATCTAATATTTTACAAGAAAGAGTAGAGAGTATCAATGAGTGTAATATTGTTATTTCTCATAGAAAAGAATCATATAAGTTTGCTACAGGTGACATTATAATGCTAGAAAAGGAAAATGGTATAACGAAACGTGTGTTTACACACACAAGTTAACTCAACATATATAATATTTTATCTATTGACTTTTTTATAAACTTATATAAATTATGTAGCATGATAAATGTACCATCAAGACCATCTCCAGTAGTATCTCCTTATGTATCTCCTTATGTTGGAATTATAGGTCACGACGCGAATAATATTGTTTCATTACCGGCTCATGAACAACCACCGGAATTATCACTACCTAGATATATAAACTACCTTGCGGACTATTCTGGATGTGGGTTTTGGCGCATCCTGTGGCCAGAATTATACATTAATAGTGAAGGTATAGGTTGTAGTCAATCACAAACTGCTATGATTTTTGACCCACGATGGTATATGGGTGTTAAATGTATTAAGGTGCAGAGGCAGGCGTCTAATGATCAAAAGAGCTTTATATCATATCTTAAATCGATTCAAGCGGAATGTGGATTTAAATTAATATATGAAGTTGATGATGTCGTATTTAGAGAAGATATACCTAATTATAACAAATTTAAATTTGCCTTTGACACGGATGAAATACGTCAAAACTGTATAGATATAATTAATATGTGTGATGAAGTTGTAGTTACGTGTGATTATATGCGTAAATTATATCAAACACGCACTGGTAAGAAAGAAATAACTGTAGTGCCAAACTTTGTACCGTATCATTGGATGGGTCATATCTTTAATAGGCAAATTGTATGGAATAATTATGATAAGCATAAAAAGAAACCACGTGTACTGTATACCGGCTCGGGTGCACATTATGACGTCGATAATAAAAATGGCGGTATAGACGACTTCTCACATGTTCTTGATGCTGTCCGTCAAACAGTTGACAAATATCAGTGGGTATTTGTTGGATCCTTTCCTCCTCCACTACTTCCATTAATACAGCAAGGAAAACTTGAATTTCACCCATGGCAAACACTTAATAAGTATCCACGCTTCATCGCAAGTCTTGAAGCTCAAGTAATGATAGCACCGTTGCAAGATAATTCTTTTAATAACTCTAAATCTGATATTAAATTTATTGAAGCTTGTGTTTTAGGCTTGCCGTGCTTCGTACAGGATATGGAAACATATAAAGATGCACCTGCTGACCTAAAATTTAATACAGGTTCAGAGCTATTAATGAAAATCGAAGCTATTATTAAAAATAGAGCTGCATATTATAGAAATGTAGATTTTTATAGAAGTATTGGTGAGCAGAGATTCCTAGAGCATGATGCTAATATTGGATGCCATATTGAAGCACTCAATACCCCCTATGGTTCACCTGAACGTAAATATCTTAGAAAATATAACCCATAATATATTGATAAGTACTATTAATCGACTATAATAAAGCGTGTACCGTAACGCAATATATAATAGCAAGACTCAATCTGTTAAGCTATTAACCTGGGATACAAATGGAGGTCGTATATCCAGTGATATCTCTTTTAATCCATTTCTTTATCTAGAGTCACCTACTGGTGATAAGACCTCTATCTTTGGAACCAAACTTAAAAAGCGTGTTTTTAATACGCAATATGATCGAACTAAGTTTATAGCTGACTCTGGCAATAAGCGCTTATTTGAAAACTTGCCTACAGCTCAGCAGTTTCTTCTTGAAACTTTTTGGAGAGAGAATGAAACAATTGAATTTTCGCAATATCCACTAAAGACAGTCTTTTTAGATATAGAAACGCATGATCCGCTTAGTTATGACTCTAACCATAAGGTAAAAATTCAGCAAAATGACATCGAGACAACTACGACTGTAGGAGAGCTGTCAAAATTTAGTAAGAGTCATACGGTTTGGGATGAAAAAAAGGAGATATGGGTAAAAATACAAAATTCTGTATATATTACCAAGCGTAAGTATAATAACTTTCCTAATCCTGAAGAAGCAAACCATACAATTAACATTATTACATGTTATGATAACTTCTCCTGTAAGTTCCATACATTTGGGTTAGCGCCTTATACCTGTACAGAAGATAATGTTATTTATCATCACTGTAGGAATGAAAAGGCACTACTTCTTAAATTTCTTGAGTATATTGAGTCTGACTATCCGGATATACTAAGTGGTTGGCATTGTGAGGGTTTTGACTTCCCTTATATTATTAATAGAACCGAAAAAATACTCGGTCAAGAGCATGTAAATAGACTTTCACCAGTAGGTAATGTATATTTTAGACTTATACGTGGTAAATTCGGTCGTGAAGTTAAAAGATACTACATAAGTGGTATCTCCTGTATTGATTATCTTGATATATACAAGCGATTTTGTTTAAATCTTCGTGAATCATATAAACTTAACGAAATAGCAGAAATAGAGCTAGGTGAGCATAAGACTGACTACGGTGATCTTAACATAATTACTCTTGCTGATGTAAATTGGGATCTATTCGTCAAATATAACATTAAGACGTCAATCTACTAATCAAACTAGAGAAAAAACTGCAATATATATTTCTCCTAAGAATGTTGGCCTATGTCGGACTAACCACTCTTGAATCAGCAATGGGTACAATCTCCATTATCAATGGTGCATTAGCTATTAAGGCAAGAAAACGAGGTGAAATTTTATCAACCTTTGTACGATCTGCTGCTGAGGGTAAGAATCCAGGTGCCTATGTAGCTGAGCCGAAAAGAGGTTTTAAAGAAAATGTAGTGTCGTTCGATGCAAACTCACTTTACCCTAATGTAATGATAGCTTTAAATCTTTCACCGGAGACTAAAGTTGGTCGTATAGATAAAACAGGTGATATTATTAATCTTCATCATGTTTCAGGTAAAACCTTCGCTCTTACTACAGATAAGCTTAAACTATTAATTAAAAAAGAGCAATTATCATTAACTAAAGCAGGGTTTTTGTTCTCTCAGAAGAAAAAAGGTATTATACCGGAGTTTCTAGATCATTACTATAGTGAGCGTGTAGTAATTAAGGCTGAATTATTTAAAGTTAAGGAAAGACTCAGTAAGTTAAAGGAATCTGATACAGAATACCGTGCCTTAAAGTTTGAAGTAGAGCGACTTAATACCAAGCAGATGGTTATTAAAATTCTCTGCAATTCTTGTTACGGATATATGGGAAATAAACAAGCCCCTATTGGTGACGACGATATTGCATCATCAGTAACTTTAACTGGTCAAGCTGTCATTAAGCAAGCAGGTAAACTACTACAAAAATACTTAACTACAAACTTTAACATAACCGATGAACATATATTAGAGGAAAGCTGGGTGTATTCTGATACTGATAGTTGTTATTTTTCATTAGAATGTATTAAATCAGCGGTACCTCTAAAGAATGGTGAGGTTATCTCGGATAAGTTTTATGAAACTGTTAATGATCTAGAGAATTATTTAAATGTAGGAATTACTACGTGGGCTAAGAAAGAATTGCTTACTTTAGATAGTAGATTTGTATTCAAGCGTGAGTGTATTGCGGATGTCGCCTTATTTTTACAGAAAAAGAGATATGTTATGCATATTCTTGATGATGAAGGTATTAAGGTTGATAAATTTAAGTATACTGGTGTAGAGGTTGTTCGTACGACTATGCCTAATGCTATTAAGCCGTATGCTAAGAAGATAATTGAGACAATGATGTTAACACAATCTCAGAATACAACGAACAAGGTGTTAAATGAGACGTTTGCAATATTTAAAGGTCTACAGCCGGAAGAAATTGCGTTTGTTATGGGTATAAAGGGTTATGAAAAATACGCTCCGCTGTGTAGAGAGTTTAGCATAGTAAGAGGTATGCCGATACACGTTAAATCTGCATACTATCATAATTTAATTATGCAAAAACTGGGAGGTAGAGCGGATCTTATTTCTTCTGGTGATAAGATACGTTATTTATATGTTGAAAAGCAAAATAAATATGGTATTACGTCTATTGGATTTAAGAATGAATATATAAGCGAGTTTAAGTCAGTGTTTAAGATAGACTACGAACTAATGTTTGAAAAAATTCTTTTTAACTCTATAGAACGCTTTTACGATTCGGTTAAGTGGCGTATAAGAAAGCCAACCGATAATGTTCAGACCGAGTTAAGTGATTTATTTAGCTTTTAATACTTTACTTTTCCATTTTCTTTTGGTCTGTTGTCAAAATGATTAGAATCTAATCTACTATAACCTCCCAGACCTAATTCAGCAATTCCCGCTGCTGTAAAAAATTTAATAAGCACATCTGTAAATTCAACACTTGCTCGTATGGCGAAATCATCCGTATTTTTTAAATATAAAGCTATTAGCAAACTTAACGCACCAAAAATATACAGAGCCACACCTCCACCCTTTGAAGTATTCATAAAATAACCATATATTTTTTTAATTATTTTACCAGCATTACCAAAAACTGATTCTTGTATTGGTTGTGAAAAGTACTCTTTAGCTTGCTGTACTTGGGGTTGATTCATAATTTTATCTAAAGCTTGTACATCTTTATTACTTACTATCTCTTGTAATTCTTTAAACATTTTTGAATCAGCTTCTTGTAATTTTTTAACAAGAAAAGCCCCAGCTTTAATTATCATATCCCCTGCAACACCTTCATGTACCTGCACATAGGCTTGCTCTAATAAAATCCAATCACTTTGCTTTCTCATATAATTATTTATTAATATGTTGCATTTTTAAAGCATATTACTAATTATAGTTAATATGGAATATTTAGATCAACCTGAACACGATAATACACCAAGAGCTCATCCAGCATTCTGGCGTGGTAAACATAACGGAATTACAAGCGTACTTGAAATTATCTCTAATATTATGATGGGAAACGATGATGGCTCTGGTATTAATAATCACACTGGTATTGAGAGTATGAGGCGTGGACTCTTAAATTGGAAATCAGAAGTAGATAAAGCTTTGTCAAAAAAGAAAGTTGAAAATTAATTTTTAATATATAATATATCATATTATGAGTAATATAACAACCATCGTAGATCACATCGGTCGTACTGTTATCGGGATTGAGGTATCCCAGACAGAGACAACACTAACACTTGATAATCCTGTAATTGTACACGTACAGCCAAACCAACAAACCGGTCAACTTCAAGTTCAATCAATTCCATATATTTTTATGGAATTTCTAGCACCTGAATCCCGAACAGCAAATCACTGGACCTTCAACAAAGCCTCTATTGTGCTAACTAGTGTTAAATTAGATAGCAAGATTATTACACAATATCATGGCATTAATTCCCCTGTACCTCAACAAGCTCCACAAGGAGATGCAGAAGTTATCAAACTTTTTGAAGACTGAGAATAAATAAATTTAGCAGACCCTCGATGCCTCTGATTTAAGCACACTTTCGAGGGTGTTTTTTAAACAACACCTCCCACGCCTCTTAATAATGCGCACCAAGAGAGGTTCTTTTTTATATTGATTTTTAAAGTGAATTTTTATTTTTTAAAGTAAAGTATATCCCCCTCTGTAAAAATATGCTTCGTAGTTAATCGGCGACGAATTTTACGAACACCGGTTCGTTTTAGATTGATAATACTAATACCATCCAAACCTGTCAATCTTATGCAGTCAGTTACATTATTAAATTTAAGCTCACCTAAAAATTGAGATATAATAATAAATGGAATACTTCTTGGATCTATATAATCATCTCCCCATATCTCCTGTATTGACTTTCCTTTTCTATAACATACCCAATCACCTTTATACCTCTCCTTCGATGTCTTACCTTTAACAGGATTAACCCAACCTGGTTGCATTTCCTGCATTGTTCTATTTTTCCGACTACCTACTCTACCTGTAACTCTTTGTCTTAATTCATCATCCCAATAAACAGCACTTCCGCAATTTTTATTTAGCCATTTATTATTAGATTTAGATTTAACATATTTAATAACTCTAGACTCCCATAATAAAGCACTTTTAATATTTTTAAAAGTACGTCTTACTTGTATAATATCAGGTTCTCCATACATTAATCTATAGTCTTTAACATATTTAGAAGAAGTAAAATATGATACCCATAGATCATCTGGATGACACCCATATTCGTAAATACAGTTTAGTTTTCTTGAATACCTAACACCGTAATAAAATTTGTTTTGCTTTGACCACCCTATTAAATAGCAATAAGGTGTATAAATAGGTTCATGCTGTTGGTTTAATTTCATAACAATAGAGTAGTTAGGAGGTAGGATTCCGTGAACTACAATTATATTTATGTTGATTTGTATGTTTATTACTATAATATATAGATATGAGTAGATTTGAGGATAAGGATATTGAGAAGGCATTAGACTCTATAGATGAAGTTAACCCATTTGCGACTTACCTGAGTGATAATACCCTAAGTAGAGTTTCAGGTTGGATAGATACGGGAAGCTACGTTCTTAATGCAATTATATCAGGATCCGTATATGGTGGTATACCTAAAGGTAGGGTAGTTATGCTGGCAGGTGAGAGTATGACTGGTAAATCTTTATTTGTACAAAAAATCCTTGCTAGTGCACAAAAGGAAGGTCTTATTCCTGTTATTTTTGACACAGAAAATGCTGTAGACAGCGACGGTGCTGAAAGGCTCGGTCTTGATGTATCCAAAGTCAAATATGTTCCATGTGTTAGTATTGAGCAGACACGGAATGCTCTGTATAAGTTTTTAACTACAGTACAAGAAAAAAAACTACAAGGTAAGTTTATAGTAGCCATCGACTCACTTGGTAATCTTCAATCTGAACTTGAGCATTCACGAATGGGTAAAGAGAGTACGAGTTCAGATATGGGCTCAAAAGCTAGAGCAATGAAGACCCTACTGCAAACATGCACTAACTTAGGATCTGTAACGCAGACTACGATTTTGCTGACAAATCACGTTTATGACGACCCGACAGCAATGTTTCCATCGATTGAAAAAAATATGCCAGGTGGCAAAGCGTGTGTATACCTTCCATCTGTTACAGTTCAACTAGCTCGAAAGCCAGTAAAAGATGACGGAGGTAAGACTACTGATACTACACTTGCTGTAGGTCAAAAAAACTACTCTGGTATTATTATTAGAGCTCTTACTCGTAAGAATCGCTTCATTAAACAGTATCTTGAAGGTGAAATGTTCTTATCATTCTCTACAGGACTTGATCGTTACTATGGGTTACTCGATCTTGCAGTAGGTCACGGTATCGTCATTCAAGGTGGTGCTACATATACTCTAGAGGACGGAACTAAGCTAGGATACTATCGTAACTGGCGCAAAGATACAAAGCTTTGGGAAGAAACTATTATTCCTAAGCTTGAGTTAAAGATTAAAAAGGAGTGGTCATACTCTAACGATGAACATGAAGTACCAGAAGAAGTAATTACAACAGAAGATAATGAATAAAGATAAAAGTATATCAGAAATTTTAACAGACTATGAGAAATCAATCGGTTATGTAGCGCCTAAACCACCAGAAAAGCTTGTTTTGGCATTTTCAGGTGGAATGGATTCAACGTTACTATTACACATCGCTGCTGCAGGTGGCGTAAAAGAGCTCCATACTGTATCCTTTGATTACGGTCAAAGACATAGTAGGGAATTAGAGTGCATGGGTGTTCAATATCAACTTATTAAAGAGAAATATCCTAATGTTATTATTACAAATAAAACATTAGATGTAACATATTTAAAAAATATCTCACCTACTTCATCTCTCACTAATGAAGAGATTGATAACCCTGATATTAGTAAAATCGCAGGTGATGCACAACCTGTATCATATGTACCGTTTAGGAATCAGATGTTTATTACGATCTGCTGTGCTTATGCAGAAAGCCTTAGAGCAGATACAGTATGGTATGGTGCTGCTCAAGTAGACTCTTTAGCCGGTTATTGGGATGGTAGTCAAGAGTTTGTTGATAGTGTAAACAGCTTAGTATCACTTAACAGACAACATAGGATTAACGTGGGAGCTCCACTGCTCTCCATGTCGAAAGCTGATATTGTAAGGCAGGGTGTAGAGCTTGGGGTAAACTTCAAAGACACATGGACATGCTATTCTAATCGTGGAGATGGTTTAGCTGATGCTACTACCCCTTCAAGTAGTTTGAGATTAGCTGGCTTTATTGAGGCTGGATTTAGAGACCCTATTGAGTATCTTCAGCAAGAAAAGCTGAATGAGATTTATGAAGCTAAAGGATGTTACATTCCGTAATTTCTTAACTCAGCCAATTGCTTAGATGTCTTTGGCTTAAATTTGTCTTTAAAGCTCTGCGATTCAACAACGAGCTTTGGAGTATTATATACTTTCTGTTCTGACATATAGTTAAGTACTGATCTTTCTTCAATTGGTGTTTTACCACCTGTATATCTTGGCATTATTATACCCAATCCCTCTAGCTCCTCAATTGTCCAATTACCTACCTGATTTGTTTGATCTTCAGCTTCCTCTTCACCATACATCTCTTCGTCTTCATAACCGTTATTAGATAAATTAGATACAGCTTCTTTGTCCGGACCCATTACTTGAACTACAACATCTATATTTGCCTTACTGTGTATATAGCCCTCTATATCCCTTTCAATTTGGTCAAATGTTTGAGTTGGATTATTTAACTTTACAGCTTTATCTAATCTGTTATCTAATGCAGTATTTTTTGCTACAATTATATCAATAGCACCATTTGTTTCATCGATGTCTATAACATCATCGTTTGATGTTATAGATTTTAGCAACTCTGCTACCTTTGTAACAACAATTTCTGACGTACGCTTTGCAAACTTAATTTCAATTTGATATGCATCTGAAAATTACTCTGAATAGTCATCTATATCTTGACTCAAATCTTGCACTACCTCTCTCGCTATTTCTTCAGGCTCTAGACCCTCATCAGGTAAGTCATAACCACCGCCAGGCATTTGCTTAGCAGCAAAACCAACAAGCATTCTAGCGTTATCAATAACAAAATTATTGACCTCATCTATTGTGGCATCATCTTTAAATAACTTATCATATAGCCCAAATTCTTTTAACTTATTAGTAATATACGTTACAGATGCAGCTTTCCTTTTAAGTATACTAAATTGCTCATTCGTTATTAGATCTAATCTCGACAGTGCAGTAATTTTTACCAAGTTCTTTAAATACGAATTCGCGGGCTTTTTATCCAAAATAGTTGGATGCTTAAGTGATGCAATTATTGGATTTAACACCTTTGTCTCTGGCTTACCTAGCTTAAACTGCTCGTTAAGAAAAGATAGCCTTGAAAGTAGATTACTAAAGGAACTCATGTATAATAATATTTATACAAGATGCAACTAAATTGGGAAGATTTTAATGAAATGTCTTATACAGGCATATGTAACCTGCCAGGTATAGGTAAGAAGGTAGCTGAGCGCATTGTAGCAATGCAGCCTTTCCGTACAAACAATGATCTTTTTAAAATAAAAGGTCTTGGATATAATACTTTAAGAAATTTAGGTATTGAAAAAGTTAAGAAAGAACGCAAATCCTGGTATCTTATGCCTGATGGTATTGAGTATCCAACATACTCTCTAGCCAAAAACAATTTAACCGGTCAAATTGACTTTTTTTGGAGAATGCCAAAAGAGAGGAGAGATTATTTATAATATTATGATTGCTATTCTTATTATTGTTTTTATTATTTTAATACTTTTAAGAGAGGAGTGAGAAGCTTAATTATTTGCGCAATTATAGGATCTAACAATGTATCAAAATTTGAAGTATTATATGAAGGTAATCTACCTCGCGGTAATTTTGCTAGTGGAGTTCTTTGTCTTTACAATGGAAACGAGCAGCAAGTTATTAAAAAGCAAGGTACGCTCGATTTTAACCAAATTCAGTTAGATGAGAGATGTGATTACTATATAGGGCACGTCCAGGCACCTACATCAGCTGCCCGCTACTGGTCATATGATACATCTCACCCCTTTGAATCTCTTTCATGGTCTGTTGTTCACAATGGTGTACTTACTAATTCGAAGAGTTTAGTAGCAGAATTTGTAGATTGGGATGTAAATCCTGTTGATACCGCCGTAATTCCTAACTTACTACAACACTTTACTGAAGAATGTAACGGTGAGTGCTTAGCTCATACTCTTATTAAAAAGGTTCTCGGTAGACTCGAAGGAACCTTTGCGCTGTGTGTAATAGATACAGATACTAATGAAGTTTATATTGCAAGACAGGGATCTATTCTTCATTACAATGACACCGGTGATATCTCTACCCTTGGTGGTGAAGGGTTTAAATTACTACCAGAAGGGGTGATTATGGTACTATCTGAATTTAAAGAGTGGAAGATCGCTGATACATTCGAGACCAAATCGCCATTTTTATTTATATAATCTTATGTCAAAATACAAAACACTATATTTCTCAGCTACAAAAGGCAGCCGAAAAGATACCCTCCTATATAAAAATGTATCAACCTTCAATCAATTTATATATAAAGAAAAAAATACTTCATCACTACCGGAAGTCTATAATCGTGCAATTGATTTAGCTATCGAGGGTAAGAAAGACTACCTCGTACTGTGTCATGATGATGTAATCATTGAATCGGATATTATATATAAAATTCCAAGCTTATTGAATACAGAGTATGATGTTGTTGGTGTGGCTGGAACTACAGAATGTAAATTACAGGAGCCCGCCTTGTGGCATATAATGGGAGGTGGATTTGAAGGTGGTAAACTACACGGTGCTGTTGCTCATGGTACGGAAACACAAAAAAATATGACGGCTTTTGGAACCTATCCAAGACGTGTAGTACTACTCGACGGCGTATTCTTAGCAATTCATCGACGAGTATTTGAAACCGTAAGATTTGATGAAACAAATCCAGCAAAGTTTCACCATTATGATTTAGATTTTAGTTTGCAGTGTCATAAAGCAGGATTTAAATTAGGTGTATCTGATATTATGATTACACACGCTTCCCCAGGTCTAAGAGAATTTACCCCGGAGTTTTTAGAGGGACAAGCGTGGTTTTTAAACAAGTGGAAGGGTAAGCTGTAAGACTGATTATGAGAAGAGTTGGATAAATGATTGATAATAGAAACTTTAATTATAGTATTAGTTTGTGAGTGATTTAGATAATGATTATTTTGAAAAAATTTTATGCTACCGATCTTTAACTGACTCAACGTATCTTGCTTCAATTGTAGACTATATCAAGCCGAAGTATTTTAAATCAAAAAATATTGCTAAGATATTTGAAATTATTAATGATTTCTATACAAGGCGTGAAAAACTTCCTACTCTTACTGAGGTTAAAGCTTACCTTACTACTGATGAGTTTAGAGAATCATTTAAGCAGCTTGTTGAATCATTTAAAGACCTTGACAAGAATATTGACAAGTCAGAATTATATGATAATACGGAGAGATTCATTAAGGAAAAGTCTGTATATTATACTATGCTCGATGTTGCGGGTGATATAGCTAAAGGTACGGTAGATACCTCTGAAATACTTAATAAATTTGAGACATCGTGCAATATTAGTCTTGTAACTGATAGAGGTCTTGATTTATATAGAGATATTGATTTAATTGTTGAAGATCTAACAAGCCTACAGAAAGCTATTCCGAGTACTTGGAGTTGGTTTGATGAGGCATTAAATGGAGGATTTCAAGAGAATGGTCGAGCATTATATGTGTTTGCAGGTGAGACAAATATTGGAAAGTCAATCTTTTTAGGTAATATAGCTACTAATATTGTTAATCAGGGTAAGAATGTGTTATTAATTACTCTTGAGATGTCGGAATTGCTGTATGCTCGTCGTATATGCTCCAACGTTAGTAAGATACCTCTTAAAGAATTAGCAATTAATGCTCAATCGCTGAAGCAAGCAATAAGAGAGCAACAGGAAGAAGGTAAAGGTCATATGTTTATTAAGGAGTTTCCTCCTAGCACAGTCACACCTAACCAACTCAAGGCTTTTATTAAGAAGATTATAGATAAAGGCATTAAGATTGATGCTATTGTGCTTGATTACCTTAACCTACTACACTCCACGGTAGGTAGTAATTCATACGAGAGAATTAAAAACGTAACAGAGCAGGTCCGCGCTATGACCTATATATTTAACTGTCCGATAATTAGCGCTACACAACTAAATCGTCAAGGATTTGGTAGTGATAACCCTGACCTAGCTACTATCTCCGAGAGTGTAGGTTTAGCTGCTACAGCTGATGTTATTGTATCTATCTATCAGAACGCAGAAGATAGAGAATTAGGTATTATTAGACTAGGTATGATGAAGAATAGATATGGTCCAAGAGGCCATACTCAAGCTATGAGAATTGATTATTCTACCCTAACTATTACGCAGTCTGAGGAGGATTTTAGTATAAATGAGTCTGATAGTTCATATAATGCAATACAGGCGCTAAGTAGTTGATTTTACTACTATTTGGTTAAATATTTACTGTGAACGTAGATATTATTAATGATACTAGTGTATCTACCATGGTAGAGTCATATAGAAGCGGTAACCGAGACTTCAACACTCATGAGTTAAGAGATATCAAGTTATACTTATTGAAGTATAAAGATTGTATTGAGCAAGCGACCTTTTATTCAGGTAAAATTAAAACACACAATGTCATCAGCTGCTTTGCTGATAGCTTTTATAAAGAATTAGCTGATTATGGCTTTAAAAAGTATTCAGCCGACATTGTAATTATTGTATCTGTATTAACAAGAGAACTTACAATGTTTTACATTAAAGATAGATGCACTATAGACATTTTAAAGCTTGCCGCTATCTTTTGTGCTGCTAACACTATAACTCATACTACAACATCTGTAACGGGTAAATTTACAGCTAATTTTTTAAATTTTACAAAGATATTAAACATATGTACCTAACACCTATAACGACACCATATCAGAGGACAATAGACTTAGAGAGTGAACACATTCTACTTTCATTTTGTTCTTTCTGTACTTTACTTAAAGGCAAGAAACTATCGTTTCAAAATGTGTTTATTATAGCCCTACAGGATGAAACCTTAAGAAATATACTCAAAGCAATTTTAGGAGTTGAATCTAATTACGAGGTAGTTAAAATATTTTTAGATTATGATCCTACTATTACCAAAAGTAAGTACATAACTAAATATTTGAACAACAATGCTAAATTATGCCTCTAACAGAAGTAGAAAAAAAAATATACAATTCTTTTCTTATCGCTCAACGTACTATTAAGGGGTTACCTTTTAAATTACGTCAAAACTTCGACAAACTCTCAGATGCAGACTACATTGCTCTTAAGAAGCTAAACTTCTTGTTTGCTTCAAACAACGAAGTCAACATGTTAGAGTTTTTTACGGCACCATATAAAGTATATCAAGATGAGACATACTTTGACCTACAGTTCTTTAAAACATCAAAAGCAATAGCGTGCTATACAACATACATACGCAAAAAAGAAACAGCATTACCCGATACTGAAGATACAATCAACGCTTGCAAGAGAAGCTGTACTTTTATTCTTCGATACTGTCGTGCAAATAATATAACCTTAGCGCAATATAAAGTAATCAATTTAGGTAATAATCCAATTGTATTGCAGCACCTACGAGATCACAAGATAAATTTTTATATCCTCCACGGATTAGAATGCAGTAAAACACTTAAGCTAGTAGAGCCTGACCTACTCGACTTCTTTATAAAAGACTTTCACGATATTCTAAATAAAACGCGTCTAATCCTTGCGCAATCACAAAAACTAAAGCACGTTATTAGTGCAGCTCTTAAAATAATAGAAATTCAGCTCTTGCAAAGTCAAACTACCAGCGTATAATAAATAACAAGCCAATAAAATATAAACCAACAAATCAATGAGTACATTCAATACATCTATGTTTCAATCCATAAAAGACGCCCTCGTTAAGACAGAGGGTGAAAATAGCAACTCTACCTTTAATGAAATCATGAAGACTTCACCAGGTCATACCTATACAGTTAGATTGCTGCCGTTCGCTAAAGATCCAAAGAACACATTCTTCCACTATTATAATCACGGTTGGCCATCGTTTGCAACGGGTCAGTACGTACAAGCTCTTTCTCCGATGACGTTCGGTGATCGTGATCCAATCGCTGAAGAGCGATTTAAAATTTTACGGTCAGGCTCAGAAGATGATAAAGAAAAGGTTAAAGTTATTAAGCGTATTGAGAAGTATCTCGTTAATGTCTATGTGGTAGACGATTCGCAGAATCCTGATAATAACGGTAAGGTTAAAATTCTTCGATACGGTAAGCAGCTTCATAAGATTATCATGGAAGCCATCGAAGGTGAAGATGCGGAGGAGTTTGGTCCGCGGATCTTTGATCTTGGTTCTACAGGAGTCAATTTTAAAATTAAGTGTGAAAATCAAGGAGAGTTTCCAACCTATGTATCTTCAAGATTTACATCAGCAGGTAAGCTTAGCTTGAGTGAAGATGAGCAAAAGAAAATCTATGATAATACTTTTGACCTTACAAAGGTCTTTACTCTTAAATCGTACGATGACCTAAAGCAAATGATTGACGAGCATTACTACTGTAGATCAGCAGAAGAAGCTACTGTATCACCAGCTCAGACTTATGTTAAAGCTAGCCCTATTCAGGAAGAAGCTCCACCATTTAAAAAGCCACAATATCAAGATACATCAATTGATGATGAAATCGACGAACTTCTAAAAGATCTATAATTTATGCACATGACAGAAGCAGAAAAGCAAGCGTTTCTTGCATTTGCTGGTACTATGCATGGTTTAGCCAAGCAAACAGATCAAATGGTAATGAGTAACTCTGGCAATATTAACCCAATAAGTGTTGGTATCGAAAAGCAGTTTGGTGAAGTTTTACGTTCAACAACCCGTGAACGCGCAGATGATCAACCTTATATATCTGCTGAATTAGCTACCTCTCCTATACCTAATACACCGGATTTACCTGTATACGATGAAGTTGTTACACCAATTGTACATATGGCTGAAGTACAGCCAGTAGTTGTAAGTGATAAAGTATTGGAGGTATTACAATCAATAAGCTTGAACTTAGCTAATATAGCATCTACACTTGAGACATACAATGGATCAAAGAGAACTAAAGATACAAAAGCGTTCTGAATTTATAAAATTTTTAGACAGTTTATCAAAGGTAAATGAGTCAGCAATTTTAAATATTCATGAAGAAGGTGGGGGCTCTATTTCTTGCTTAGCTTGCTCTGCGGATAATACACTTATTTTATCCGCAGAGCTATCTTCAATCGATACTAACTTTACAGCTACAAATAATATACCAGATGTTAAGAAGCTTATAAGAGTTCTAGATAGTATTAATACGAAGGATATTAAATTAATAGTTAATTCAAATAACTATCAATATGAAGGTAATAGTCTTAAATTTAAATATCATCTATATGAAGATGGACTACTTAGTAAGCCATCTATTAATGTTGAAAAAATTAAAGGGTTTAAGTATAATATTAACTTTCAAATAACGAAAGAGGTTTTACAAAATATTATAAAAGGTAGTACTTTTGCAACAGATACAAATAAATTATATTTGTATACGGACGGTAAGTCTCTTAAAGCAGAGCTTACTGACAGAGCTAGGCATAACACTGATGCACTTTGCCTAGATCTTGGAATTGTAGATTTTGAGCTTTTACCGCTACCTCTAAACTTAGATAATATTAAACTTTTAAATGTGATAAACAATACTATTGATGTAAGTATTAATACTGAGCATGGTATATGTTGCTTTAGTATAGTATCACCTGATATTAAACTTACGTATATAATCACATCACTAACACAATGAGAATACTTAAAAATAAAATCACAACACTATCGTATTTTGTAAAGCGCTTAAAAGACTGCCAGATTAACACCTGGAAAATAAATACGTGTTATGCTAATTCGGACCCTAGAAAGTGGACAATTCTAGTTGATCCAGGTAATGCTTCACTATTTATTACATGTTATGAAAACAAGGATTTTAAGGGTGAAATGATGTTTGAGTTTAATGATGGTGGTCGTTTATATCCACGAAATTACTCACTTAAGACATCGTCAATGGAGGTAATAATTACTAGCTTAATTACACACGGCATATCTCAAATTGAGACTAATGAGCAATCATGATATACCGACAATAGGTAGTGTATACGCTGTACACCATGGTCAATATGCTGGTGAAATGATGTTGTTTGTTAAAACAACATCTACGACTCATAATTTTCTTGCTATACCTACAAAAAAGAACAGGCATGTACCTTTTGAGTCATATGAGCTTGCAAGAAGTAATGATATACTTAAATATGTAGAGACAGTACCAGATGACGTGTTTAAGGTATGTTTAGCGTTGTATGAACAAAATGAATCTGTCGAGGCATAGAATTGCTATTATTAAATTTATAAGGAACTATGATAATATGGGTATATGAGTAAGACTCTCCTAATGGATATGAATAATGCAATACACCGCACTTTTTGGACGGCAAAGAATGTTGCAGGTACTGAAAATCAAGCTAAACTAGATAGTTTTCATATTTACTTTACACTCAATGCAATTAAAAGCTACGTTAATACTTATAAACCAGATAAAATCATCGCATGTTGGGATGAAAAGCCGGATTATCAACGTAATACGCGTAAAGATCTTTTAACAGATTATAAGGGTAACAGGTCTAGTGATGAGTCGCCGCATAAAAATAATGAAACGATTAAAGAATTTCTTTATACCTTAGGTATACAGTCTATCTTTCCACGTAGTTTAGAAGCTGATGATGTTATTGCATACTTATCTGAGTCGCTTGAAGGCTCTAAGATAATTGTATCTGCTGATAAGGACTTCTTGCAGTTGGTTAATGCTAAGGTAGCTGTTTACGATCCAATACGTAAAACAGAAGTAAATCAAGATAACTTTACTACACTTGTAGGTTATGATCAAGCTAATTTCATGACTATTAAGTGTCTTACGGGTGATAAATCTGATAATGTATCGGGTATTCCTAAATTCGGTAAGGTTAGAGTACAACAGTACCTGAACGGCAATATTAAACTCACGACAGAAGAGCAGTTAATATTTACACGCAATTTGGAGATATTTCGCTTAGATAGATATAGATCTATTGACAACCGTGATGAATTAATGTATTATCAGAATCAAATGCCAGCTGTTTTGAGTTGCGTGCCTAACTTTCAACAGTTTATTGAATTATGCCAAGAGCATGATATTAATTCTATTCTTAATAAGAGAGAAGACTGGTATAACTTGTTTTTTGTAAAAAGTCGTCTATTATCAATGTTTGTATGATTAGTTTACCAGAAGATTATATTGTAGAAAAATTCTTTCAATATTCACACCGACCTAAGCGTAATAAGTTTAATAATACTTACCAAGCAAGTTGTGTTATTTGTAGAGAGGGTAGCGGTTCTTCATTTGGCAACAAAAAGCGTTGTTATTATATTCCAAAAAATGACAATATCTTTTGTCATAATTGTGGTTGGTCTGGAAAGCCTTATACGTGGATTAAGGAAGTATCGGGTAAGACTGATACAGAAATTATTGCAGAAGTTGAGAATTATACTGGTGAACGTGAGATTTTGCCTATTATTGATGAGCCTCTAGTAAGGCCTAAGACAGAAACCCTACCTAAAGACTCTATTAACTTGAGTGACAGTCAGCAGCTTAAGTTTTACAGTACAAATCCCGTTGTATCCGCTTGTTTAGCATTAATTCACGGTAGACGTCTAGATACAGCGGTGAACCGCCCTGACAACCTCTATCTATCACTTACAGATCCTGTTCATAAAAATCGGTTAGTGTTACCTTTTAAAAGTGAACAGGGTAACATTGAATTCTACCAATCTAGAACAATAATACCTAGTGATAATAAGACGCGACCAAAATATGTTTCGAGAATTAATGCTGAAAAGACTCTCTTTAATATAGATAAGGTTACTAGTGATAGTAAGAGTGTTTTTATCTTTGAAGGTCCTATTAATGCGTTTTTTACAAAAAATAGTGTTGCAGTAGCTGGAATTACAGAAAGAGGTAACGCGACGTTTACTGAAAGGCAGCAAAAACAAGTTGATACAACACTAAGGTGGATGGATCGTATATGGGTACTTGATAGTCAGTGGATTGATAATGCTTCACTTAAGAAATCAGAGACATTACTACTAAACGGTGAGAATGTGTTTATATGGCCTGAAAAAATCGGTAAGCGATTTAAAGACTTTAACGATATCGCCATATATTGTAAGGTAGACGAAATATCAGCAGAATTTATACAAAAAAACACCTTCAATTCTCTTGAAGGGGTTATTAAGCTTTCAGAGATTAAAAAATTTAGACTCCTGCAAGTTCAGGCTTAGTCTTTGAGCTTATAGCGGACTCTAGCAGGGTGCTAAGAGCACTAATTTCCTTTGCAGCTCTTTCTATTAGACTACACGCTTTCTCACCAAGAGCCTCGCTTAATATTGTTTTTTCCGGTGCATTAGATATTACTGATAGTATAGACGCGCCATCCGAGGCATTAAGAAACTTATAAATTTCTCTTACTTCAGCAAACCAACCTTCTATTTGCTTTACATACTCGGCATGCTGTTGTGCAGTAACTTGAGCAGCAGCAGCAAGGTGTTGAGACGCAGCATCTGTATTGCCATTAGTAGGACTAACATCAAACTTACCAGGATCCGTGCCTTGATCAAGTGACTGTTCCATCGCTTGACGGTCCATATCTTGCTCACTTAAAACTCTCAAAAATCTTGATTCAAACTTCGTCATAAATATATTTATGCCAATGCATAAATATTTATAATGCCAATCGCAACTAATCCTTATAGTGTAGGTATAGCTCCTAATCCAATTAACAATCTTAACACTCAAAGTCAAATTCAAAAATTCAAGGATGAAAAAGCAACACATATTGCTCCTCAAGTATTACCCTTCGACTTTGATAAGTCGCAAGAATTAATTAGTATACTCTATAAAAATCTCTTAGATATTAGGAATATGGTTCTTGCAGCAGAAAAAAATCCACAGGTGAAAACAAGACTTACAAGACCAATTTTAAATGTTATTGATAATATTGGTAATGAAATTTTACAAGATATCCCAGAATTGCTTGATAAATTACAATTATCACATACAATGAGGTATGAATAAAAAAATACTATTATCCCTAGTACTAATATTGATAGTAAGTACTTCCATAGGGTTTATTTTACAACATATAATAGGATTCTGGCAGGGATTCGCAGCTGCAATCACCACTCATTTTTTAGTTATTATTTTCAATATATCTAAAATAAAGCAAGATCATCATAACGATGATGATGTAGCGCAAGCAGCATTTAACAATCTTCTACAGACGCAGGTTATAAAGACGACTTGTCCGTGTGGCCAAGTAACATCAGAAATACCAGTACTAATTAATTCAGATAATGTTGTGCTGTGTACAAAGTGTAACAGTAAGTTTCGCATCAATATTACCTTCGATACCGTCTTGTTAACTGAGCCGTTAAATCTTGAGAATGCTTTTGATGTTCTTAAGAAGAAGGGAACTATGATATAATAAGATATAATGAGAACGTTTAAATTTAAACTTAAGAATGGTAATAATGTTGATATGGGTATTGATGAGTTAACACGCTGGGTGTGTTTGCTTGAAGGTGTTGAGCAGGTTTCAAATAAATGTGACGAGCTAGGATACGGTAAAGATAATATAGAGTGGGTTAAGCCACTTGCGTTTCAAAAGTACATTGACGAACGCTTTCATTCAATGAAGCATGACTTAACTGTAGAAGCGCTGATGGGCAATATTTAACTGATACTGTCGCTGTTTATCCCCACGTATAATTATATGTGAGAGATAATTTATTTGAAGTAGCTATACCTGCACATGCAGCTACTTCGTTATAAATTATAATAGGAAAAGCGAAGCGAGTTATATAGAACCAATTAGACGGTATGTCAATTTCACCGTCACTAACAAGGTATGCATTATTAATAAAGTTTATTGCTACACTATCTGCACGACTCGTTATATTACTATACCTTGTACTAACACTATATGTTCTACCTTCGTTATGACCTCTAGAGATCTCTATAGGGTTAATAATAGATTTTTGGTTACTTGAATTAATTGCGAAAGTAAATACATCACCGGGGTATTTATCACCAAATAGCGGCAGAGCTGATTTATCTATAATACTATTTGCTGTGTTAGCAAGTACGAGTTTATTATTATTATAGTAAGCTCGGTTATGTGGTATGTTATAGGTAGCTGATGTTGTAGGTACTGTGAAGGATGAAGTTCCTGTACTCACTGTAAGTAATTTAGTATCTACGGTTGACTCCCAGTTCACCTTTAATCTATATTGAAAATTAATATGTTGACCCTTCTTCACCTGGTATGACTCAGTAAACACATTACGCGCGAAAGCAACACCTGCTTGCTTCCGTTTTACTGCAAACTCACTCACAGTTATATCATACGGCGCTTTAATCGACGTATAGTAAGCGTGATAAACTCTCGAAGTGGTGCTATCTATAAAGGTATCCCTGAAGTCATTATAGATATTAGTAAAAGGTAGTATCGAGCTTACTACACCCGATAGACCATAACCCGAAGACCCACCAAGAGTTGAGTTACTTCCTAAATCTAGTAGACTCATAATTTCTAAAAATGTATATGAGTATAATTCCGCCAAGCCTCCTGATAAGATTGTATTATTACACCAGTTAGAGTCGTAATCTATACAATCATCAGACTGTATAGATATTTTATACTGTCCGTGTAGGCTAATTTTTATGTCTGTAGATTGATTTATCATGAGATGTAATTATACGAATCTTACGGCTACGGTATAGGTACTGGGCAACCCATTGTAAAAGTCCATTCCGTACCGTCTAGCGGTGCATCAACTGTAACTAAAGCAGTTGAAGGTAGCGCCGATATTTTATTGAAAGATGTACTGCCTTGACCATCCCCGACTATATGGGGATCCGGCGGACTTTCTTCGTAGGGGTAACCTACATAGCCTGTATCAATAACCACATCATTATTCCACTTAACTCGAAACCGGTCTTGAATATTATATGCATTATAATCAAACGAGACTCTACCTTTTGTGGTGCCTAAATTAACTAGAACTTCATATGTACCTTTTTCACCACTATATTCAACTACACCACCACAATCAACAATAAACGGTGTAGGTGTTATTACAGGTAGTATCGGAGGCACTATTGGAGGCACTATTATATGTGCGGTAGAAGTTAAAGTTATAACTGTACCACAGGTTGTTGTAAAAATGCTTGTTGGTAGCGTCTTATTAACACTGGTAGAGTTGTTAGCAGCACGTTGATCACCGTTTATTAAGCCAGTAAGAGTCCAGTATGTACACTTATTTTCTTTAAATAGATATAAATTATCACCCCTATACTCAAAGACACCAACTCGTGTCAATACAGTATTTAATGGCTGTACTCCTACGCTTGAAAGGAGAAGCTGATATGTAAAATTATAGCCGTCTATAGAATTAGCAGGTAATGTTATAATTTGAGCTGAATTAAAAGTATTTATGATCGTAGACATACCATCCATCATATTTTCAGTCGATATAGCAGTACTTACTATTTCCGGAGTTTCAGCTTCATCAACATTTTGAGCAGCTGTATTATTACTATTGTATATGCTATCTAAATTCAACACACTACTTGCAGCCGCAATGGTACCAGATACACTACTACCCTCAGTATGAAAATTCTTAATAAAAATATTTCCAACGCGAGTTATACTGTTTGTAAAGATAGGTGTTGCGAAAGACGCACCAACTTTATACTTAGTGTCACTCGTTGAGCCTAAATCCACATCATAAGTAAGTATATTACGAAATACGTCTTCTGGTGTATAGCGGTAATCAATATATAGGGTTCTACCTATATTACCTAATCTAACTCTCATCGTTTTATATCTAAGATCACTCTCTACAATCTTAAATGTTGGATCGAGTTCATTAATAGACACATTAAATTTATATACATTATAATCAAAACTTGACAAAGCTCTAATAGAGACACTATTTAATATTCGATCTGAATCTGCAATACCATTACGAAGTGTCATTCCTGGCTCCAGTATAAAGCTACTAGTTGTACTTAGAGGAAACGAGCCTGTAGTATCAAAGCCTACTGCAATAACACCACCCGAGAGACCTTTATTGAGATAAGTGTAGTTTTGGCCTTGTCCAATTACTCTACCGATACCTGAATAACCAAGATCGATCCCGCCGCTGCCGCCGACGGCATTTACATCCTGCGTTAAAAAAACTGTAAATCCCGCTTCTGTAACTGCATTGCCGCTTATAGCATAGTCAAAAGACCACACAATATCGAACTGAGGGCAGTATGCATATTTTGATACAACATTAATTGCCTTTGGGGTAATACTAAACAAAGGATACTGCATATACATTATTTATATCAACAATCTGCCGAGAAGACACAAGTCATTATATTTTTTGCTTTAAAATAAGTTACGTGTCTAATATAAAAGCCCAGTCTTTTATATTCACGGTATAATATATTAAAATAAATATCCTCTATATTTATAATAATACTTTTTCGCTTCTCATCTACAAGCATATACTCAGTAAACTCTTCACCGAGTGCTATGGCTCTTTCTGAGGCAGTCACACATATATTTATTCACTTAACTGCTTTATAATCTCTAGTATTTTCTTATGAGTTGACGTCAACTGAGCGCACGCCGATGTGTCTAGAAAGTTTATTTTATATGCCTCAAGCACCTTCCTAATCATTAAGAAATCTACCTCTTCTAGATCTTCAAATATTATCTCTTTCATATTAATTAGTATATCCTACGACACGCAGTACAACCGATAATTCAGCTAGCTTTGCAAAGTCAACCCTTAGTGCATATGTTAGATACCCGTTGGATGCGGCTGATAAGGGCAGGAATACTTGCGATGTAGTTGAGACTTGACTACTTCCTCCTGTAGCTTCAGGCATTAATATGACATACTCATTTTGACCTACTGACGTTACCCCATGAGCCTCTAGTGAGCTAACGTGTGGTGCTCCTAGTATAAGTGTCTTTGTGTTACCAATAGAGGGTCCTAACTTAGATGCACGAGCTTCTAATATAATATTTTTCGCTGTACTCGGAAGACTAGATGGTAAAGCTGGTGTAGTCGCGACTGCGCTCAAGCCCGCAGCACCCGAGAAAGTCGCAATAGCTGGATAACCTGTTAATGTAGTCTTACAAGAAAAATCATTACCACTACTAAAGTTAATAATTGAAATAGGGGTTTTAAGAAATACTATAGGAGAAAGTGAATTATAAGCAATTGTATTTGTAGCTATTGTTGTTTGGGTACCAGCTTGCTGAGTGTCAGTATTCGTTACTCTACCATATGCATCAACATAAACACCCATGCCCCCTGGTACGACTTGAGATGAAAATACCTCTGGTAGCCCTACGACAGTATGAAAATCTAGCAAGCCAACTTTTACTTCTGTTACATCACTATAATCACTTAGCTTTTGATTTAAAGAGGTAGAACGACGAGCAGTTAATCCTCCACCGATAGTTATTTCTGATGAAATAACATAATCTGACTTATACTTAATAATATAATTAGCTCCTTGTGCGCTTAATGCTGTAGCACTCAAGGTTACAGCTGTACCAGAAAAAGACTTGAATATAGTAGATCCTGCAGCATTAAGCGCAGTTCCATATAAGGTCTTGTTAATATAATTTGGAACCTTAAATGTCATACCCACCGTACCGCCGTACTTATAACCTATGACACTACATAAGCTGTTATAAGGAGTCGCTATGTTATAAGAAGAACCATCACACAGTAGCCAGCCTGCAGGTAAAATATCCGAACTAAACGGCATAACAGAACCTACGGGTATTTGACCTGCCGTACTTGAAACAAAGAGTGACGGTTCAGATACAAAATCACGCCAACTTAAATTACTATTACCATCAGTACTTAAAAATGATTGTGGTGGTCCGCTGTTTATAGGGAGGTTATAGCCTATACCATTAATTTGAATAGGACTAGGTATAGATTTAAGTCCTAATTTGCCAGCAGTATCAATAAACAGTGTATCTAATATAGCGTTAGTTGAAAAATTACCCGCAGATAGTTGACCTACCGTTATCTTGTTTAAGTTACTTATTTGTATGGAGTTGTTACCGGGCGCGTATGTACCGCCAATAACGCGCCAATTTGCTATATCTTTTTCCTTTGAATCCGCTACACCGCCTGTTCCAGTGTATACATATAACTTAAGATCATCCTCATCAAAAGCATAGTCACCTACGATTATATCAGATAAACCAGTAACATCGTTAACTGATCCTCTAAATTTATTACCAATTAAATTACCGCCAGGTGTAGAGCCATCACCAATATAGAGACGTTGTGAGTCTGTAGTATATCCTAATTCCCCCTCACTGAGAATAACACTCTGCCTATCAAGATTAGTACCACGACGAACTAATAGCTTCAGTAATGTATTTTCATAAATTTCTATTTTGTTTTCAGACATATTCTTTATATATTGTAGTTATGCTTAAAAACAGGTAATGCAAGCTTGCCCATTTGTGTATCAATTAAGATAAAGCCTGCTGACGTGAGTATACCTGTCGCAGTTGTACCAGATGGATTAGTAGATACTGTTGTAACTAGCGTTTGATTAGTAAATATTGTTTGATCTATATGCCCGTTATAAGCAGCGGTAACTCCAGAACTGACCCCCAACACTATTGTAGGTGTAGCACTTGTGATCTGACCGAACGCGTTATATACTATATTAGAGAATTTTGCTGTACCACTTGATTGTAAAATCGGTTTAAGTTCAAGCGTCTGATTACCCACGTTAAGTTGAAAGTTACTATCACTTATACCTTTAATTTTTGTGCTTAGCTTATTACTTACAACCTCAAGTCCTGCACCTGCAATCGAACTAAGTGTATATGATGGTATACCGGATAATACTAAAAGATTACTGTTAAACCTAAACTGATCAGGTTCTACAGCTAGTTCATATTTACCGTCTGCATCACTCTGAATACCTCGACCAAAGGTACTAGCTGCAACATGTCGTTGATCGATCTGATTTACAGATAATTTACCTGTAGCAGTAACCGTTATCGTGCTATTGTCAACATTTGCAGATAAGCCTAACGTAGGGTGTACGAGAATACCACCAGATAAGTATGCTGCAGCTCTGTTAAATTTATTGCCTGTTATACCGTTATCCTTAATGGCTAGTTTACTACCACTTAAACTAATTGTAGAATTATCAGCCTGAGTACCTATATATACCCAATCGGATGCAGCAGTATTACTAGAGCCGGTTAGTTGATACAACAAGCTGCCCCTTAGTACAATATCTCCATTTACAGCAGATGTGATAGTTGATAGATTTGCTTCAGTAGGTTGATGTGCCTTACTGCCAATAGCGATGCCTCCAGTGGTACTACCATCACCTACAAATACACGCTTATAATCAATTGTATATCCGAGTTCGCCTTGCTCTAAAATAACTGATTTACGCTGAACATCAGTACCCCTCCTTATTTTTAGCTTTATAATTTTGATATCAGGCATATTATTTTATTATTATGAAGTTCTCTGCCAAACAGTTACACCGAAACCAGGTGGTGCCGTTAAAGCCCAATCGGTGCTACCGTTATTGCTATTCTTTGGACCTGTAGTACCGGTTCCATATGTGGAGCCGATCGTGTTCCAATTTGGTCGGTCCGAATCTCCTGCAACCCACCTACCACCAATATTTTCACCAAAATCTCCTATATATATAGGATACCAGTCATCATTTCCAGCCGCATTGAATCCCCCTGTTCCATGTCTATGGTATGGAAGAGAGAAAGTAAAAGATTGAGTATAATATCCAGCAACACCCCCATGCTCATAAAATGAAGGAGTACCACGTGAATCGTAACCCGTACCGGTACCCACAAGAAAGCGGCCTTGTGAAATCTGAACCCAAGTTGTACCAGGTAAGTAACCGGTAGGGCTTGCACCTGTCATATTTAATATTACACTACCTACAGGATATATTAAATTTATAATGTCAATAGGGTTTGTTACATTTAAGGTTGTACAATTTAATCGTCCTGATACAGTTGCTCCTTGACCATCTCTACCAACAGCAAAAGATGATTGATTGCCAGCGCCATCATAGACGAACTGTAAACCAGTCTGTGGAATAGCCGCTCCATTAGAGTGTAATACTCCAGTATAGGTAACATTAATCTTAGTGTTGGTTAAGGATGACATTTAATATATTTATACCGGCTATTCTATTATCAATACATTACTTGGATACCCCTGACCAACATTAAAGACAGGCGATACATCGTCACCTCTATCAGCTTTTGTAAGCTCAATTAAATTTTCCTGCAACATATATATCTGTGTAATAACACGATTGAACACACCAAGCGTATTTTTTTCATTATCGTGTATGAAAAAATCTTCTATATCACCATCGATAAAATTAGACATATCGATATTATAATTATAATCAGTATATATAAACGCATTACTTGCATCATACTTACCGGTAAATCTACCTACGATATTATTCTTTAGACTTATAATATCTCTAGATACCTTATGAAATTCCTTGTTAATTGTACTACCTTGTACATACTCGTCTGAGTCGAGATTGAATGTCGATCCATAATTTGCTATATCATTATACTTTAACACCGAATTATACTCGTTACTTTCATTAAAAAAGTAAATCTTACCTTTCGTTATAAATATCAGTTTATCCGTATTATCTGACTGAGGTAGTATACTAAAACTCTTAAACGAGTCATTAAACAATGTTGATATATAAGTGTCTGCAAATACGCTAGAAAGCTGTTGAGTGTAAGCTATACTCGATAGTCTTACCGTTCCAGTTGATACTGTTGTAGTTACTGTAGTGTTTACGTTACTTGATAGGGCTATACTAGATACCGTGGTGTATATAGTCACAGGCGTATCAACATATATTGTCTCAGTTATATAATTATCAGTTGATATAGTCGTAATCTGACCCGTATTCCATAGAAACTCACTACTCTTATAATCTATATTTATATAGTTCCATATATCATTCGTTGTACTTGAAGATGTTTGAATCAACCGTTGCACTTCAAATGGTATCGCAACATATGCTATAGTACTTGAAAGACTTGTTACAACCGATGACACAGTTTGAATAGTACTAGTAGCAGCTCCTACACTTACGTTATTGGTTGATGTAACGTCTTCGAAGTAAGTAACTTCTGTTGCAACCTCAAAAATTGGTGCACCTTCTTCTGATACCCGAGTGTTTGTATAGAGCTTAGAGCTATCAAATTTACCTAATAGCTGGTCAGGTCGATTTACAAGCAATTTATAAATATTAAAATTAGTCGCAATATAAAAATAATTACTATCACTATACGCAAATCGCATACTGTTAATAACCTCATTTATTGTTAATAAAATACTAAGCTCATACGTATCAGCTAGTGTTAAATTATCATTATAAACGTACAGCTTATATTTATTAAATTTTGTTTTAGTGCAGACATACAATCTATCAGTTAACTTATCAATTTCTAATGCCTGTATAGCTTCCTGCTTAAATGATATGCTGCGTATAACTGCTTTAAAGTTAAAGTTAATATCATATACTTTAATTGCAAGCTCCCCTGAACTATATATAGCTAGTAGCTTAGATGAAGCTGCTATTAAGGTAGGTTTTTTAACGGCTGACTTATTCCCTTTGACACTATCTGTACTAGTTAGTACATCCTCTAACCTTCTTCTGTGAACAATACTATCAACACCTACATATGTAGTAAGATCATACTTCATCACAGCATTACCCTCTGTATCTGAAACAAACAGCTTATTACCTACAATAGCCATTCCACCTATAGATGTAAACACAAGCTCATTTGTTGTATCACTCGTGTCATAGTAATTTGAAATTTCCTCAACTGTAACAGCGGTATCACTACAACTTATAATTATAAGTTGGTTTTCTGTATAGGCTATAACATTAAATACGTCGTTAGAATCTTTATTACCAAATACATCAAATCCCTTTATATTAGCGAGACCATTAAAGTTGAAAGTACTTGCAAATATCGGTATGTCAGTAAAGCCGTTCAATATATCAAGTTGCTCCCGTCGAGGTGATGCAACACCGGCGTATTTGACAGCAGTCGATGTTGGTATTTGATTACTAGGCACTATACAACGTGAATATACATACAAGTTGTTTAGTTTTATCTTATCCACCCTGACTTGCAATAAATCATAATTTAAGAAGTCGTTAGCCTCAAATAATATATCACTTAGGCTATAAGGTAATGATGTATTATCTGTTATACGTCTATCGATTAAAAACTCTGATAGCTGTAGTAGTGTTGCAAAGTCTGTATTATAGCTTAGCTGATATATCGCAGCTTGACTCTCTACCTGACTGTAGCTAACATCCTTAGATACAAAAGGTACACCATTAATTACCTCAACATATCCAATATAGTTTGAATCAGCTAATTTAAATTGACCTCCACTTGTATAGAAGCGTTTATATTTTGAGTAATCTATCATTTATTAAAATTATTAAATTTTATATCATTTATCTTAACACCTACAGGTAAAATATCTGCTGCTTGACTTAGTATAATGTTTTTAATATTACGTTTGTCAATACTAGTACTTATCATAGAATTATTAATATTGATATCTATATTTTTAGAGGTTGTAGGTGTTGCATACTTAAAGTACCTCTCAATCTCCTCTATATTATTCCGTTGCCCGCAAGGTATAGATAAGACAACATCCTCAATGCGTTTATTCTCTAAAGAAAGCGCCTGTATTTCATGCTCCAGTAATGCTATATTGTATAAACGGAAATTTTTAAAGGATTCACTACTTATTATAAAATAATATCCCGGTTGCTCGAGATACGTAGCTAAAGTATTATTATTTTTAAAGCCTGTAGTTCCGATATATAGGTTTTCATTTATTATCGAGGCTCCACAGTATTTATATGGCTGTATCACTTTATTCTCATAGAAAACTCCATTAATATATAAACTAATATTGCCTTGAATAGCGTCAAAACGATATATAAAATTATGAAAACCTGTATCAAGAGTACCTACAGGTACAGCTATGGATACTGTATCTATATCAGCTGTATTTGATATATTTGTTAACTTAAGTTTAAAGTTAAGGGTATTTTTTTCCTGAATCACGAATCTATTCGAATCGGTCATAGAGAAAAATCTACGATAAGAAGATGTTAGAGGGCTATATATACCACTAATACCTAAATTAGTTGTTACACCTGTAAATAAATTTGATATGTAGAGGGAACCACTATTACTACCTTGCGCACCCGATAACATTAATAAATTTGTCGACTGAGTAGTGCCTTTATATGTATGTTCAAGGACAGTATCTATATGTATATTCTTAAATGTCTCTGTACTTGTTGTAGTGGTACCCGATAATACAAATAATCTATTTAATGTGTATGAATACCAATTCTTATTAGTTATAAAGATAATATTATCATCAACTATATCAAAATCATTAATAACGCTTGAAGAACCGGTATCAAATAATACTCTGGCTTTATTTTGAACTAGATCATAACGCCAAATCTGCTTATTTCCCTGTAGAAAGAAGATCTTAGTATTCGTTTGATACTTTACTATGTCACCTGGTACGCCAAAAATCGTACGATTATATATAATAATACTATTTACGGGTTGAGTAATTGAAGAATATAGAGGTAGAGGTGTTGATTTAGTATATGTTGTATTAAGTGTATGTTTATCAACAACAGCTACATTACCTACTGAATCTAGCAGAAAGTAAATATTATTATCATCAGTAGTGTGGCTTTTATAATTTACAATAGATGTATCTAATACATCACTAATAATTTTTTGTTGTATTTTAGTACCATCTGTACTAACTTTTGTTATAGTACCATCTGTACACACTACAAAGAATCCATCTAACAAGGAATTATGTATGATCGACTTAACATTAGAATTAAACTTAACTCTCTTTATTAAAACATAGTCAGTATTATATATAAGCACTTCTCTATCTTGATACAACGTAATAAGTGGTGTTAGTTGTTCATTATTTACTACAGTAAAGCAATCATAAGAATTTAAGATTGAATGACCTATACTCACCTTATCATCAACGTAGTAATCAAAGGCAACTGTAAATTGTGATGTACTATTAATTGATTCATGAACATCATAGGAACTATATCTAGAACCATCGTAGTTAAGGGAGTTGCTGATATACGGTACCCTTGTATTGTTAGCTGCGGTGAAATAGCAATCAAAATTGTTAATAACTGGTTGTTGCTTGCTAAGTATATCCATAACATTCTGTTTACCGACTCTAAAATATGTATAAATACTACCTGGCTCAAATACCAAGTCGCTTAGCTTATCAAAAACATAGGGTACTACTGACTTAATATTTTCACTAACTGAATCCACCACAATAGGAGACGTTATAATATACATGCTCGATGCAGATAACGCTGCTTGCCTCGAGATTCTATCAGGATAGTAATACCTATCAAGCCACTTATATGTATTATCAACAGAATTATAGCACAGCCACGTACATATAAACTCACCAGAGTTAAATGTAGATTTTGTCAAGCTAGTATTTAGTATTCTGTCCGCGAGTAGTGGAACAGTAGAGCCCATACTACCATTCTGCGTAAACACTGTATCATTGACGTTAAGTTTTTTATATGGATATAGAGATTGTGGTGTTTGAAATTCGGTAGATGTATCGCTTACAGCTATTATATCTCTATCATATAGAATATATGATAGAGAGATGTTACTATCACCATATACTTGATGGTTACCAGTTCTTAGAGTAGTATACTCTCTAAACGTACTTGCCTTACCCATATTAGATGTAACATTTAAGTTTGTTCCCTGTTTAATAAACCCTAACTCAGAGCGATTATTATTAAGCTCTATATAGTTAAGATTAAACGTGTCATTAACCGTATTGTAATTAGTGTGTAGTAAGTACTGATTGCTTAAGTTAGTTGTGACTTTATTTGAGTTTATCTTGAGACTATGTAGTTTAGACACATCATAGCTTATTGAACTGTGTTGTAGTTTAGGTAATAGTGATATATTGTTGTTGTTTACTTTAATTACTGACGTAGTCTTGCAGACATACTTTGATGTATTGTTTATTAAAGTTAGCGATACGCTATCTGATACAATTGTAAGTTGTACAATACATAATACATCATCTGTAGCGTACTGATATAGTTGAAGGTAGCCCTGATCATCTAAGTGAAAAAGAAAGACATCTGTATATAGCTTAACTAAATCATTTGCTGTCCTACCGCTACCTTGATCTATAAATGATGTAATCTCCTTTGTAAATACCGCTGTTGATTCACTTCGTTTAACATTGAGTGCATAATATCCTCTTCTATTATTGTGTAATACTCTTAATAAACTATCATTAATAAATTCTAACTCAAAAAAGTTCCCATCATTCGTAAATTTAACCTCAGGTAGTATACGTAAAGTAGTATTATCGGTATTTCTTACTGGTTGTAAATCAAGTACTCGTATATTGGTAGTTTTTGATAAATTATTAAAAATTAAAGGTGTAGTTATAGTTCTACGTTGGTCTTGTATATTAGATGTATCAATAAAATCACTTATTTTTTTAAAACCTGTAAGATAATGTGAAGTGTAGTTATTAATAGAAGTATCATAGGTACTTTTAAAGGCATCAATAACATTTAACTGTAGTCCTTGCTCATATATATCTAATTTTTGCTTATAGTTATAAAAATTATCGAGATATACAGCTCTTGGTGTAGCTATTGAAGATAGACTGTATACCTCTAATGACATATAATATATTTATACTGTATTTAAGTTTAAGGTAATATACAAGGAAATAACTGCGACGCTGAAGTACTTTCAAGATTCACAAATGAATTATTCTCAATTGTAGGTTGTATCTGAGTGTTAATCGCAACTAGTTCCTTAATATCGTCATAGAAAGAGCCCCAAAATACTGTAACTGGTTGTATAATCCTATACTCCCTACCATCACTATATAGAAAGAGAAAGCTTGTTATAAACTGCTTACCATAGTTAATATTATCAGTATTACTATAAACATGTGACGTTGTTAGGCATATGGATCCTCCAATCTTACCATATCTTAGCTCATTAAATATAGAGTTTTGCCTGTAATTATAGTGAACGGGTCGTTGTAGCTTAACTTTTGCTGATCCATCACCATAGTCTATATCGATATACAATACCTTAGATGTATCCTCCTTTATACCGGTTAATACTGTATTAATAGTAGTAGTACCTTTAATCAACAGAGGCTCCATGGTTTGAACTGAATTCTGCAGATTTAAATCATAATATATATTTATTGTATTCATAGAGATATTACCCCTGATGTTCTAGTTATGTTACCGTTTATAGAATTTATGTCGACAAACTCTCGTGAACTATTAAAGTCGTTAGTAAAGTTTGTCGTATTAATCATCTTATTCTGCTTAAAGAATCGATTCTTGATTAGTCTAACTGAAGTAGTTCCAACCTCAAAATCTATATCGAATAAATATACCATGTTATTATTATCAGTACATGTATATGTCAGCTTATATATGTTATTAAAATAATTAAACGTTATTACAGGCTTATTTATCTTAACAATAACAACGTCAAAAGTACTAGTAAAGTAACTAGCAATGTTAAATACTGCAATGGTATCCTCATTAAGATTACTCCTTTGTGGGAATATCATACTAATCTCGTTTGTCTTAATTGAATATTGATATATAGTGGGTAGCAGTATTATACTATCGTTTAAGGTGCTGCTATTTAACGTAGAACTCCGTACACTACCTACAGTGCAGAATATAATCATATTATTACGCTCATTAAAGAATCTATTAGAGAACTTATCTCGTATATTTGATTGCTTAGCTACAATTATATTGTTTTTTGTTAACGGTAGTGTAAACTTGTTATCACTATATCTTATTTTTTCAAAAATAAGATGTTGCTCTGTCTCGAAAATCACCGTATCATAGATAACATCAAAATCGCACATATTATCTATAACGTCTCTATAAACACTATTGCTATACTTTGCATCTAAAAATCCAAAAGTTTCAAATATCTGTTGTGACGTAGAGTATTTTTGATTCTTGATAAATAACTTACCGCTTAACTTTTGCTTTATAGCTTGTGCCTTCAGTACATCAGTGTTTAGTACACCGTTGCAGTCGCTTGCGTCGCCTAGCGTTTCTAATTGGGTGACACTACTTTCATTAATATTGTTATATATTGATATCCCTTCCTTATAATTAAAATCATTTACAAGTTCTAAATCTGTATCTGTAAATAATCCACAGTAATATTCCTCTACAAGCGCGCTGCTATAACTATTAAACAGGTCGTATGTAAAGCTAGCTGAAAGTGTAAAAGTTGCACGTGTAATAGGCGTTAAGCTACTAATACCTGCGTCAACTAGTTCCGTATAATAGTAATCAATATTGAGAGGATACGCATTAGAATCAGCACCTGATAAACTATCAACTAAACTCTTGACAGTAGTATAAACAGGATTTACTATCTCACTATTATCTGTAGACTCAATATCTAAAGGAAGACCATCTTCCTGAAGTGTGTCAGAATCATCATTGGCAGCTGTTATCGATACTGAATTTGATACAAAAGAACCACCGTCACGAAATTTAGCAATAACATTACGACTCGGTACGATTAATTCCTCATATGGTGTAAAGCTTCTCAAATTACAATGCAGCGGGAAGTTTGCATATTTAAAGTTAGCCGTAGAGTATGCAGCGTATATGATCTCTTGACAATCTTCTGTAAGAATTGATAGTGTAGGTGACGATTCTGTTGTAATTGGTTGATATGTAACGTCATTTGCGGTATTGGTTCGCACACCTGACCGAAAAGATGAATCTAATTTACCTGTAGTAGAATAGTCAAAATTATAACCTTCATAAAGATCTAAAAACGTATGACCATCAAGCTGTAAATTAAGTATAGTGTTACTATATGCTACGTTCTCATATTGCCTAAACGTATGACCTAACTCCTCCTTAAACAAAGCATACTCATTACCGTATACATCATATTGAAGTTTAGCAATATATCCCTTATTAGATAGGTCACTAAAGTTAAGATTAAGACCTTCCGGGTGAGACGCATTACTCGTTATTAAGTTATTTTTCGCATAATAGGCATTAACGGTTTGCTCATAATTACTAACACTCGGCTGACCGTTGGCTAATCCTGCAGTACTATTGCGAACTGCGTCTTCATAATTATGTATAAAAATAAGTGGGTAATTAGATTGCTTATTAATAGAGACATTACCATATACAGCTGGATCAGGATAAATATACAGCTTATCTTTCTCGATCTTAGTTTCGTCAATTCTATATGTATAGTTATTACTATTTAACTGTATAATTCCTGTCTTATCAGGCTTAAAAAATAAACCTACATCACGCAGTAGCTTAAGTTCATTAGACTGAATAGTAGCAGTGTCTGCTACCTGTAAGTTTGGGATATTAGAGGATGGGTTTTGTGCTTTAATAAATCTACCGGAACATAGAGTATTATTAAAAGTACTTGTATAGTAAAAATCAACACCAATATACTTACTGATTAGTTCACGTTTTAATATATCTTGTTGCCGTAGACTTATACCACAACGTGTAGCCTCACTGGATATTAAGAGAAGGGGATTAGTAGGGTCACACTGCGCGTCTATAGTTGTTGCATAATTAATTGCAATCGGCACCTCTGAAAGAAATATCTCCGACCTAAAAATATCATTAGCGTCAATTGCGGAAAAGAATAAATTAATATCTATAGAGTTAATATTAGCAGAAGACAACTCATCACGTAATGTTGTATTACTAGGTTTATCTCTAGGTATGTCAAAATATTTTGAATGAACATCAACAAACTCTTCAATGTTGATGTTCATATTTGAAAGTATGATAGAAATAGGTGTAGTAGGCTCGTTAATTGATATACTCACCGTTGAGTTAAATATATAGTTATATATTTGCTCAAAAATAGCGCGCTCTACAGAGGTCTGTGTTCCTTTTATCTTAAACCTGTCAATCGAGTACTTAGCGTAGTCTCGTCGCTCCTTGTACATTATAATAATTTGACGTAATTTTTCTACATAAATAGGTATAATTATATCTAGATCTACAGGATCACTAAAGTCAAGAGTAGATAAGAATCTTAATTCCTGTTGCGTTGAATACGTTATAACTACTTCTTTTAGAAAGGATATATAGAGCTCTACTACACTTAAGGTCTTAGTATTATCAAGTGTGCTTTTAACTTCTGACCACTCTTGTAGGTACTTAATATAGAGGTTATTGTATTGATCAGCTGTATAGTCAGCTTCAATATTCTGTAAAAAATTAAAAAAAGACAGTGGAGACGTTACATCAATAGAAGTAGTTGTGGGGTTCGTCGTAATTGAATTACTGACCCTACTCGAACTAAATATAACTTCACTACTCATTATTTATATTTATATGAACAAGGTTTGTTAAGAGTTATCTAAGGTACTAAAAGATACGGTATAACCAGTTCTAACGGGAAGTCTGTCAAGTGACATAGCCGCATCATCAGCTGCAATAATTGCAATATTAATATCTTCCATTACACTTGTATCGAACTCACCTTGAGCGCCAACAATCCTATTCAAGTAAACAGTATCTTTATAAAGCATAAATCCTGGAGTTCCACTATCTCCTTTATATAGACCGTAGACAAATTGTGCAGGTGCAGCTATTAGTGGTGAAGTTATTTCTTGCAGACTATCTCCTAACACTGTATCATCAAACTTATACATATTAAAAATATGACACATATTTTCCTGATATTGTGAAGCAGTTTCTGATGGAGTAGTAAGTGGTAGTGGAGCAAGTGGTCGTGGACCACCACCATCCTGCACTCCTAGTGATCCTTGACTTATTGCAAACTTATATCTAAACCCAGGGTTTGTACCTACAAGCCACGGTAGGTTACGTCCTAGTTCATGATAATTGTTATATATCGGTATAATATGCACACCCCGGTCATATACATTAGTATCTAAAACCGCAACACATAAATCACGACTACCAACTTGTACCTGATGCAACTGTGTCGCATTAACAACGGTGTTATCACCTAACACGAATCGAACTGTAGTAGGTCTCGAGTCATTAAGATTGGGTCCCCAGGTGTTTGCTGCGTGTGGGTGCGCGTGGTTACAGTATAATACATGTCTAGGTGTAATCAATACACCACCATAGTCCTCAGGTCGCTCAGTAGACATTCCTCCCTTATATACTACAGCTCCACTTATCTGTTGTCGGTACTGATGCAACCACATGTTAGCGTTTCTTACATATATACCAGCATCGTGGTCTTTCGTAGAAAATATATTCATATTAAGAGCTCCACCTAACTTATTAGTTGTTAAATCAGGCCAACCTATCGTAGTTTGTAACTCTAGTCCTTGTGTTACAGTGGTGGTCGTTGAAGGCTTTATAAATAAATTTAGCTTTTTGTAAATATGGTTTGCAAGTATATTGGTCATAATACCTGCTGGTTCTGACCACTCTTTATAGCTAATATTACTAATAGAAATATTAGCGCTAATATTACTATCAATAATACTACCTACAACAACACTACTGATAGAAGACTTGTATTCATAAAATATATATACCGTATCAAGTTGCTGACTAATACTCATCTTAGTATCATTTGATAATAACAGTCCCCAACCCCAGGTAGAATTATAATCACGTAACCTATATGTCTTAGCACTAGGAGATATCATAGTAATTCTCGACGCACAAAGAGGTAGGTATGTATTTAGTAGGCTAAATGTCTGACTAGCTTTCTCAAAAGCAACTATATCTTTACCAGCAGTAATAATATAATCCGTGGTAATTCTATTACCTAAATTTTCTCCATATACCTCAGAATTATTATAACCATTTGTATTAAAGTCTAACTTAGGTGCAGTTAGTGTACCCTTTAGCTTATTAAAGTTAATTGACATTATATCAATAAGTCTGCCCATATCACAAGGAAATAAATAATTATCTTTATTATACTTTATTAGCTTATTACCTACTGACTTTAAACTACTATCAATACTCTGAACCGAGCAATAGTCAATCGCGGCGTTATTACTTGTAAAGTTGCTAATTTTTTCATACACCCGTTTACCTAGTGTATTATCTATATTTGAAGATATGTTACCTACTATACTACCAATAAAATTATTCAATAATACAGGTGTATTACGTAGAACAGGTTGAATTGATACATCAACAAATTGTTGATGAGTATCTATAAGTTCTTCATTTTTAGATATACTATAAAAATCACTAGTGTATATATTAAATGTATTTGACTGACCCGATATAACTCTATCAGATAGAGTTATATCGGCCGATATATAAACATCAATTAAAGGCCTAGTAGTTGATACTATAAAATACCCCTGTACAATACCGTGTTGAATCTCACCACTATTATAAATAGTAAACTCTACATTACTAATTGATATTGAGTTCTTAGCTAACTTAATACTAACTGCTCGTTTGCCGAGCTCTGTAGAGTATCCACCCAATACCGCAATATTTACATCGGCCTCTCGTGGCGGTATGAGAATTAAATTGCCGTTAACGTCGACAAGGTCATCCACTATTAAGCTGTTAGTAGATGACTTATTGGTAAAGTTAAGCGCATCTTTAATTTTAATAACAAATCCAATCTTCGTATTGCCAAACTTATTTTTTGTTATGTTATATAAATTAGATGTTGGTCCCTCGTTTGATAGTCCGTTAGCATCTATACTAAGGTAAGAAAGACTGTCATTTTGTTTAATGGTAGTATGTATTCCTATACGTGGAGTATTAATACCTTCTTCCGGACTATACTCAAAAAATAAGTCTACATTACTATACGGTTCATCACTTTTAAAGTATATATCTCTGCTGCCTGAGATTCCGCAGAAGAAAGCATTTGAGTCTTCTGCATCAGTAATTACAATATCACTATTATGTAACTTACAAAAAATTGGTGTTGCGGTAGTCACGAAAGAATCTATCTCAACAAATTCCAACTTGCCAATAGATGATTCATCTAGTGTGTAGAAAGAGGAGTATTGTTTTAGGTGACCATAGGGAGTCTTATCATAATTTAAGTAAAAGAAATTATTGAGTTTATCAATAGATGACGTTGGTACAATCAATTTGTTATCTTGCTCACCTGAAAGTAAGTGGTAAGGTATAGTATTTGTAACCTTAATGGGGGATGTAATGCGTGAAGCTATAAGTTCATATGTATTTGATCCACTCACATATACATTAAGTGAACTCTGTATAAAATCATAAATAGTAACTGCTTGCTGAAAAGTACTTATATAACTAATGCCGGATTTATCATATAAAGCTACTGAGACATAATAGTTACCCGGTTTACTATACGCATGTACACCTGTTATCGACCTGGATATCGTACCATCACCGAAATTCCATGTTAGCTGTGTTCTGGAAATATTAATATCAAAGTCAGCGTCTATGTCAAGTATAAATTTAAACTGTGAAAAGGGTAGTGCATAACCACTAACAGATATACTATTAGAAAAGTTATACGTTCTAAAAGAGGCGTTTATAGTGTTTATATTACTCATCCTCTATGATTATTTTAGTGTGTAAGTTACTAGATTCATATAAGAACGCATACATATACTTCTCAAGTGCATAACTTTGTGATGTAATCGTTATGTCCTCTATATCATATATAGGATTCCAAATAATGAGATGAACGCCTGTAGTTTCGTAGCCAGTATCTACACGTCTAGTTAATACCTTTACAACACCTTCTATATTCAAGATATCGTCGTTTAGTGTTCTGATATTTATATTGCCACCTAATTGCATGCTATTAAAGTGATCCATAAATAGCTTAACTATAATTGACTTTACAGAGGAACTACTCACTCTTATATCTCTATCTATCTTAACTACTAGTACAGTTTTGTCTTTGATATCAACACATATTTCTTCACCCTGCAGCTGTAACCCAAAACTAGCTGCTTTAAATATCGGATCCATATGTACTATATTGTGTGTAATATCCTTTTTAGAGTTACATGCGTTTGTTAGTAATTGCTTCTGAGCTAGATTTAAATAGTTTGGTCGTGTTTCTGCTAGTATAGGCGATATTTTTGGAATGCAAAATAAATAGACACTGTTAAAATTTGATGCTGTTGCAAAATTTACTTGATTTAGTAAGACTCTACAGTTGTCGTTTGGTTTATTAATACCTATACTATAAAAATATTTTAAAAAGGATGATGCGTACTCGTCGTTTGATATAACTTTAGTAGATCTTACAATATTATTATACTGACTTGCAATAAAAAACTCATAGTCTGCTGCAGTAACAAGTCTATTTTGCGAAGACAGCATTTTCGGTACGTTCTCTCTAATCTCGTCTACTGTCTCGGCGGATGTAATAGGTGTAGAGTCGTTACTATTAATAGGTGTTATATGCGATAATACAGTCGCGCTTATATACTGAACATTATATGTATTCAGATCATTAAGAATACTATCTATACTTGGTGAATTATATAAATTAAATTTATAGTTATTTAGAGCGTTAGCATTAATTAGACCCGCTTCACCATCCGATAGAACATAAAAGATCTTAATACTATCGCCAATAGTTAGCGCCTTACCTGTAATATTATTACCGAACTTAAAAGTATAGTTGCTATTTTCATCAATTCGTTTTTCATATACTAAGCTTGTAGGTGACTCCAAAAAGAGTGACGAAACCTCCTGCCACTCATACCACATTTTATTGTTTATATCTTGTACAAACACAGTAAAGCTATTATCTGCAATAAATTTTAAGCTACTGTCGCTATAAGGATTAATAAGAGTAATAACTTCATAATTCTCACCCATACCGGTATATGTAGGTGACTCTAATATAGTGCCTTGCAGTAGAGTGCTGTTATCTATAAAAACAGCCGCATCAAGGTAATTTGTTTTTTCAAAAGTAATATCTTTTATTGTGCTATACTTAATGTTACCAACAGCAATAAAAGAGAAGCGTTTAATTGTGTATGTAGCTAGAGGTACACTAGAATCTGTCTCTAAAGTAATATTAGCAATCGATGTTAATCGGCCTCTTGGCTTGTAGTTTAATAGTGATACTATCTTACTCATGTTTTCATATAGAGTAGCAGTACTAAAATTACTTTCTGATGCAGTCGTTCAAATAAAATAGCAACACATGATACATATACGCTACTACATCAATAAGTGCATTAATATTGGAACCCTCAAAACTCTGATCTTTAAATACATCACTTTCACGTAAGCGATCAATAATAAGACTCTTTAAGGAATCTGCTTCAAAAGTTGCGTATGCGCTCTTAGGTAGGTTATATTCAGTAAAGTTATTAATGCTCATAATAATACGTATCCGCTATTATTTAATATACCATCAAGTGATAGACTATTAATATTAAGAGATGGTATAGATAGTTGAATATTTATGTCATACTGCTGTTCTTCAATATCAGCTATTACTCTTATAAAATCTACTGTGACTCGAGGCTCCTGAGATGTAATTCCATTATATAGATCTGTACCTATAAAAAATCCGCGTGTCTCGGATATAGGCTCAAAGAGGTACATATATAAATTAATACCAAACGTAGGATTTAAGAGCTTTTCACCGGGAGAAGTTGTGAGTATATTCTTAACAGAGTTGAGTACTGATTTAACATCATATAGTGAAGCTAAATCTGCATTATTCTTTAAAGCATAGAGTTCTGGATTGTCAATACTACCTACTAGAATATCCATTGCTAGATCTTTATATAAGAATCCAGAGCTTTTTGCTGTTTGTACTGCTACAGCAGGCTTTACAATATTTAACTTGATTGCCATAATATTTGATATCTTATTATATTTAGAGGAAAATATATAATACGAGCATAAATAGATATATGGCAAAAACGTACTTGTTACTCGTTGAGGATTATATGAAGCGCTTTGAACGGGGTGGTTTTCTTGTAGGTGATATCTTTAAGTTTGATAATAAGTTTAAATCCTCCGACGCTTAT